CAAACGTAGCACGTTCACGATGAAACGCTACTGCCCAACCTTCTGTGCCTACTACTTGACAATAGGTAAACAGACCTGCTCCAACCCTACCTTGGAAAGCAGGGTCTTGAGCGAGTTGATATGAATCGGAGAAAGTAGCAGCCATTAAAAGGGTTCGTAGATAATATGCACGTTAGCAGTTGTAGATGCGCCAGTACCAGCAGACATGTTCAGGAGCATAGCCTGACCGAAGGTAACAGGGGTACCAGCAGCAAAGATAGCATTACCAATCAGAGTCATCTGTTGAGTAGGAGCTGCATTCCAACGTAAGATTCCACCGAAGGTGTTTAAACCAACGTTGATCTTAGGTGCTGTAATACCATTAGATGCTTGAGGCTGTGTAGTAACAGCAGCGATGAACGTAGTATTAATAACAGGAGTAGCATTCGACTGCATAGGTCCATCTGAATTAGGAGCAACTAGAGCAGATGCACCACCAGTCTGAGCAGTAGAGATTGGAATAAAAGCAAATGCACCAATAGTAGACGAAGATGCAGTACCAGTAATCAAGATTTCGTTGATATCTGTGACTTGTGTAGTAGACGAACCAACCATAGCCATATAGCCACTGGTTGTTGCAGCGGTAGCTAAGGCAGTAGCTGGGAACGTAACACCGAATGTGTTAAAGTTTCGTTTGGCCATTAAGTAGAGTTTCCTAGGTTAGACAGAAGAGTTAACCCTTCTTCTTGTTGTTGAATATAAGTTTTATGTACATAGTCTGGTTGTTTCATCACTATTCCGCAATTATCACAAATATATTTATTACATGCTTGACAATGTGCTCTGTCTCTGGTACGATCCAGATTAATGATTACTACTGTACCACAGTGTGAGCAGTGATTTGTCTTGGTTTCGAACAATTGTCCTTCACCAACAGCTGATTTGCCGTATCCAAGCTTACGAGCCTCTTCTTCAGTGAAGCCTGGAGAAGCTCGGTGATCTAGCATTAAATAACCTTCGTGTAGTTGACGATTAGAAATAGGGAATATATTAACCATATGCGTATTATAACACAATTAAAAATACATGTCAAGAACTATTTTAAAGAAAACGAAAATAAATGAAAAGTTTTTTAATTAAGACAGAGCAAATATCCTTTAGAGTCACCGAGGAGCATTTTACTAAAATACAAGAACTAGCTAATAAATCAAAGAAATCTATAAGTTCTTTCGTTCGAGATGTGGTATTAGCGAGTGTATACTATACAGATGAGAAATAGCGTTTCTAAGCCTTCTACAGAACGTTTTTCATGGGAAGGTACTACCCTAGCTCTAGGTACTAAAAAGCTTACGTACGAGCTTCCTAGGCACGTTTCCCACGTTTCTATGTATTACTGCTCCACTCCTACCGGAATGTCTATAGATTTTTATAATTTATCTAGAGCAAGACAACATTTATTATATTTATATAGAACAGATCACAAGGGTGATCAGAAAGATAACTCATGAGTATTTTAACCGATATACAATTTTTAAGTAGAAGATATCTAAACAAAGCATTTGATTTTCAAACATGGAAGATATATATGATTATGAAGATTAATGCTATTGAAGATGATGAGAAGGCGGAAGAGGTAGCTAGACACTTTGCTACTAGACCAGAAGATGATTCTAATGTTTGAATATTGTACAGCAATAACAATAGTCATATTAGCTCTAGTATACGTAACAATATGATCTCAATAAAAAATTCTGAGATATTTTTAGGGTGTAATTCGTTGCGCGCCTCGCGCACCCCCGACCCCCTTGGAGGGTCGCGCGAGCGATCGACGATAGATGGGACCCATTAATTTTATTGTATTATATCTTATAATATAATGACTCTTACTATTATTATATATGATCATACGATATGGTATTATAATATACTCTGAGAGTATTACTATAATACTCTTATAATTCTAGTATTGTTCTTACAATACTATGTTCTAGTATATTCTAATATACTCTTATATATTCTATAATATAATAACAATACTATAACTCTAACATCTATTATAAGGACAATATGAATAGTTTTGATTTGGTGTCTAAACAAGAACTATATGATGCTCTAATTAATATACGAGATAATGCTTATTCTAATATTGATGATGATTGGATATGGATTGATAATCACACACCATTAGCATTATATATTGATAGTATTACTCAACGAATGGAATAATATAATATGAATAGACGAAATAGAATACGATACATTATTAAACGATTGAAATACTTAAGACGATTAATGTTTATGATTAATATGTCTAAATACCACATGGATGATTTATAATATGGATAAACAAATACTATTTAATACACTAATCAATAATAATGATTTGTATTTAGATGAGGACGAACAACAGTACTTAATTAGTTTAGTGCGCTCTGATATTATGATGGATGAGTTTATGAAACTACATCCGCATAACCTAAATAGATAATAGGATTATATTTACTACTGCTGCGTGAGTAGCAGGTTGTATCCTTCAACAACCAATTGATGTAGTGCAATGCACAATGTGAATGATATCAATTACTTATGTGTCTATTCATAACTCAACCAACTAGTAGATGGTTGAATAATACAACTCGACTACAACTACATCAGCAATTAGTGCTAAGTTATTGAAATGAATAAATAAATTATTATTTAGGATTTATAACTTATTGTTATGAATACAATCATAATAGGCCTAGTCCTACTTGACTCCTATGGTTTGACATGAGATAATGATTACAATGCTCAATCATGAGCAGAACAAGAGGAGTTAGTCATGGTTGCTTTGAATAAGTCTAAGAGCAAGGGCAAGGATACGACTGCGCTTGTGACTGTGCCGGAGAGCGATCTATCTAAGGACGCACAAGCACGTATGTCCTCTGCTCTCTCGCAGGCCAACGTTCAGACCAACGACAAAGTACAGTCCGACAGATTGGACGAAGAAGAAGCGCAGACTAATCGGCTAATCGCCGCTGCAACTGAATGTGCCGAGGCATTGGCAGGACACGAGGAGTTCAATGCATTCACGCATGATGCGATCGAGCACAAGCGTGAAGAGGACTACAAATCAGTGCGTTGTTACAAGTACATGCAAGCGTACCTATCACACGATCAACGCGCATTGCTGCCGTGGCCCAAGAGCAAGCATGACGATGCGTTCGTCAAGACTTCGAACACACCCAATGTGTATGACGTGATCAAGACTAAGCGTAAGAACGCTAAAGGCGAGATTGTTTCACACACCACGTCCTACTACCGGACTATGGCTGAGGCGTTGCCAGAAGGCGTTACAGCACGTGACACACTGCTTGCAATCGAGAAGGTTGAGGGCAACACGATCGACGCACCGCAAGAGTGGAAGACTGACAAGCAAGGCAATAGCATCGGCAAGCCTCGCCTTGAGGCAGCTAAAGGCGACTGCCGTCGGACACTAAACACACTAACCGACGCAATGCGCAAGGCTGGTCACATCATTCTTCAAGAGCACGCTATTAGTGCTTTACCACGCGTGCGAATGACGTGGACGACAGACGAACAAGGCTTGATCGTTCGTAGCACTAAGTCTCTGTCTCTTGTTTCACGTCGTCCTGACAAGGCGGGGACTGTAGATGAATACGACTTGAACTCAATCAAGTCGTTCTCAATCGGGCAGATGTTATCCTGGAAGGTGGATAAGGCAAAACGTGTCGCTCCTCACAATCAAATCACGCTCGACACTCTCGTTGCGTCGAGCAAGGGCGTGAGCAAAACAACAAGCAAGCCACCCGCAGGACAGACAGCGGACAGTGTGTTTAAGGTGACTAACATCACGGATGCAGAGAAGCGTCTTAACGAGTTCCGTGCATACGCCCAAGGTGCCAATCCAATCGAGGCACAAGAGCGATACGCTTCGCTCATGTCCCGCGCTAAGGACGACGACGCTGCGCTTGATACCATGCGCTGGGTCTACGATGCACTCGCGCCACATGTGAATGCACCCGCCAACGTCGAGCGCGTCACCAAGTACCGCGAAGGATTGGTCAAGGCCAAGGTGGCGTGACCTATCACGACGCACACCGCAACACAACGCCTCGCGCACGCGCGGGGCATTCTTGTATCAACTCAATAGGTGACGCATGTATCATTGCTATTCTGAAAGTCTGCACTGTCTGCATTCAGTGCATTGTATCAGTTACATGAAAGGGGAATGTGAACCAAACTATCCCATGCCTACTACACTCGACAATGTAGACCAGTATTATCGTCAATATTGGCGAGTGAAAGATATGAACGAATATCGAGCACAGTACGAATAACTCTAAATCATTTAACTAAACTCACCCGCCTTAGACGGCGGGTTTCTTTTTGTCTTGCGTTGTATACAATCACATATAACGCGTGTAGGAAGGTCCGTGGTGCGTTATTTTATTGAGAGCTACTAGGGTAGCCAACATACAAATAAACGCATCAGCGGGCTTCTATCGCAGACGTCAGCCATTCTATGCATTATGATAGGTAAATCACCATGGACTGGTTGGTCACACGATATAATGTAAACAATAGAGTTTTAACAATTTAAGAGTTTAAAACTTTTTCCTGTAAATCCAAATGTTGAGAAACATTATTCTCCCAAACTATTCCATATAGACATGCAGAAACTTGACTAAGGTAGTGTGGTATGGGATAATAGGTATAATGGAAAGGAGGATATGGTTATGAACGAAGACGAGATCAGAGCGATGGCTAATGACGATGGCCAAATCTATATCCCTGTGTCCTCATCATTCATTGAGGCTATCTCGTATGATCTAGAGGTTAACGTTCTTATTGTATCATTCCTTAGTGGGAACGATACTGCATATACACATTGTTCGTTCGAGAAGTTTGTTGATTTCGTTAATGGTAAAGGCACTGGCGGTAGCGTTGGTGCATACTATAATCTCTACATCAAATAGTTCATTAGGTCATTGTGACCAAACTACCACGGAGGTGAAGTATGGGTATCAAACATCCTAACGCGGACACAGGCGCAGAGTCTGACCAATACCGCGAAAGCATCAACGGTTACGGTACGTTGATTACCAAAGACGAACACGATGCCGCGATCAATATGACGACGATCGAGTATATCGTCGGCGAGAGCGATGCTCCACACATCAAGTATCGCCTAACATTAGAGCCTATCTCCACTCACACGCCAGCCGAATACGCCGAGTTGAAAGACAAGGCGGAGACGGCGAGCGCACAGGCCGCAGAGTAGTACAGCATATGCGGCTAGCACAGCCTCACGCCTACGGCAATTGGGTGGGGCTGTGCGTTTCTCTTATGGAATACACGTGAAATAGTTCATGTGTAGATTATAGGAGAATAACATGTCTTTTTATGAACGTTGGATAGCGAAACGTGGACGTGGAGGCAGGATTACTCCACAACAAATGGTGGCTGCGAAATCTGTAGTTAATTTGGTTGTTCTAGAAGCGTTCAAAGGAATTAGTCTAGGACAACTTAACGTCGCTTCTGAATATTATTATGGAGCGCCGGAACCCGAAGACTACAACGATATGTTTACTTTATTATGTGAAGGCATTGAGGAAATGAAAAAGAATGGTGGACCGGGCGTAGCTTAGTGTCCATCGGGGCTGGGGGGCTTTGATGGAGGTGCAACTTGGCAAAGAAAGTTGAATTATTCACGCTTGAAGAAGGCGCGTACTTCGAGTGGCGGAACACGAAGTACAAACTAATAAGCCATGGAGAGAATTACGATGGTGTAGCTGAAGAAATCTCTAATGGTCAGCACCATCGTTTCAATACCTGTGCTTTCGTCACTCCTGTGAACGAATAATGTGATAGGTGCAAACATGACGGAGTACATCATGGTCACACTCAAACCACGACGCAAAGCATACGCAGTTTTAAACGAACGTGATTACTGTTGTATCGTTGGCGAGGTTAATACTCGCAAATATGGTGAATTGCCACGCTATGTGCCTGCTCCCAAAGATGAGCACATGGCACAGGCTAAGCCAGACACTGGCGAATGGGAACGTTACATCAAATCGGTGTTACGTGACCCCTTGAAAGAAGCAAGACTTGTACGCTCTACCGAATTAGCAGAGCGTAAGATACAAGCTCTGATTGATCATCCTGATACTCCAGATGCAGAGCGCCAAGCTGCCATTCGTGCAATAGCGAGGAAACGACGTGCTAAAGGCAACGTATCCGGTGATCGTGAAACCCCATGGTGAAGTGATCAGTGTATGCCATCTGATCTACGACGTTGATACCTTGGTCGGAGAATGCACTGTGATGTGTATCAATACGGCGGGTGAAGTTCCACCGTATGATTGGGCTCAACCACGTCCATCAAACATCAAGAGGGCAACATGAACAAGAGATTTTATAATTATTACAATGCTCCTGTTATAGAATACTACAGCAGGGGCTGGTGCGTATATAGTTATGTTCCATTTCCTTCGGGTATCTTCAATCCTGATGTTAAATATGTTGCTGTGCTGGGATATAATTAGTGAGTAAGAAACGATACGGCCGTAGCAAAGGCTCGAAGGCATCACAGATGAGGAGTTATTCCTCATCTATGGTGCGTCCATCCGGTAAATCCATCGGTCACTCTGCGCGTATGACGCGCAAGCTGTTGAAGAGTGATGACGTTGAACAAAGGACATTGAGAACAACAGATTGGGGATATGATGGTACTGTTGATACAATCCCCAAAACATTCAACGAACACATGGCTCGTAATGAGACCAGACGTAAAGAACAGATTGTTACATATGGTGGTAAGCCTTATTACGAATGGGCAGGTCAACGTTTCCAAGGTGCTGATAGTTTCCAAAAGATTAAAATAGTAGATATGCCATATCGTGAGAGGATATGGATGTTCTTTAGTGGACATCGTGTGTTCTTCGTTAGATTGGATCACTTTGCTAAGACAGCAAAGATGTCCAATAACTGGTACACCACTGAGCGGGCGTTGGAAGCATTAGGTCTGAACTTAGTGTCGTGGCAGGAGGAAGTCGACTACGAAAAGGCTCTGAAAGGAGAATTCTAATGGCTGTTAAGATTTGTCGTGTTTGTTTCACACCGAAAACTGTTCAACCCTATTATGGTAGCGAGAAGTCTTATTGGACTTGTATGAAATGCTGCCAACTTGGTCATTATCACACTCCTACGGAAGAGCCGTTACTGTTGATGATTAAGTTAAACGAATACATGCGCGCAGCCTAACCCCCTGGCCCAGGACTGCGTGCATGTTACCAGAGATGTTAGCCCATCTCTGGGCCGGCGGGATGAGTGATTGCGTCCCGCCGGTTTTCTATTTAATAAGCGGACTCTAGGAACTCTGCCTGTGTCTAGACCGGCATACGGAGAGACAACTCTAGGCTTGTCCTCTTCTCGAACCTAGAGTCCACCTATTGAATAGCCCACATGGCGGAATGGTAGACGAGCCAGACTTAAAATCTGGTGCCTTCGGGCGTGCAGGTTCGAGTCCTGTTGTGGGCACCACTCTACATTCCAACTGTTCATATAGCCTCGGTATTTGTTTCGGGGTCGAGACTAGTCCTGCAGTTGGTTCGGTACGAGAAGACACACAGACACAGAACTCGCCGGTAATATGTAGTACAAACTACGACCTGTGGCCGAGTGGTTAGGCACACGACCGATAATCGTGCAACGGTGGTTCGAGTCCATCCGGGTCGACTTCAACATAGGAGGAACTCATGATTGAGACGGGCATTCTAGTCGTTGGACTAGTTGCCTTATCTGCATTACTGGTATTTGTTCAAGACAAGTGGATCACTACTCGCTTATGGCGAGCATACTTTTGGAAGGACGTTCCAAGAATGGATGTCCGGGCAGAAGAATACGTATGGGAAAAAGTAGCTGATGCAGCTCTAAATGTTATTGACACCAAGTATCTCGAAGGAGAGATATGCAGTGAACAACGTTTAGCTATGCTTCATAAGCTACGCAAATCACCTGGACTAGGCTTTCAGTTTAGTCCACGTAACATTCAACTCAGATTAAAGGAGGTGATCCGTGAGCGGATAGGAACACATACTGCGCTTAAGTTCCCTGATCCAGGGCCATATGCGCTAGCCTACTCATCCCAGCTTGGTGATAGGTGCACACCAGTAATCGTAACCTTACGCATGAGGACAGGCAAATGGGCCATGAAGCGGCCATAGTACAACGAATCGAGGGAAAGACGATCGACGACAAGTACCTCGAACTTGTTGCTACTGAATATGGCGAATACATCGTCTATATTGATGTGAATGCCGAGGGGATAAACGCCATTCACATGGACGGCGGCGAAGAACAGTCTCTGCAGAATATCAAAGATACAATGGCAGAAACTACTGCGCCATTCTTCTTGGCATTCGGCAAAGGTTGCGCCGAAGAAGACCGATTACCATTCTTAATCATGCAGTTGGACAACACAACTCCACTGTGTGCGATCCTGATCGAAGGTAACTTCGCTGGCTTCGGCGAGATGGAGTCATCCCATCCGGATGAGTGGTATGTCAGCCAACAATACCTACTACCCAAGATCACTCGCTTAGCCAAGGACTACGACGAAAACCAGGCTAAGATCGTTGAGTACCTGAGCGACTCGTTCAATCAGAACGAAATGCTGAAAAGCATCTGTCCTCTCCCAGGCGCTCGATGTGAAATACTGTTCATTTTCGGCAATGGACAGACTGTGAACATGGTTAAAGGTGATCTTCATAAACGATTTGACTGGGGGGAAGTTTCCAGCGCATTATCTTACAACCCTGCCGGTCAGTCTACTGTTCTAAAGAAGATCACAGGGAGTTTGGCAAGGGGCACACGAACAGCTCCAATCATTACAGCCAAGCCCAACGAACCTGATGGCAAGAAACCAGATACAGCAATAGCGGCTGCCATCATAAAGGCTGATGCGAAGAGCGACGATGATCGTCCTTACATCTTGCCACCAGGCAGACGTTGTGAGTCAGCCAAAAACCTGGGCGAATTCTACGATCACAATTGTGGTTATCGTCCAGAAGGTTGGGAAGATGGCATCAGCGGAAAGGCTTTGAGCAACGCTAAAGCCAAGCCTGCCAGGGTGAAAAAAGCCCTGTGGGAAGACACAGTAAGATACGCTAATGCTGTGTCTAAGGGTACGTTCTTGGAAGTGAAGGACGACAAGGGCGGCAAAGCACCGTCCAAGGTCGATCCTCCGGCACAACCTAACCGCATGGTGCTGTTGGCTACGGAGCGTGAAGCCGTCGAGAAGGTGTTCAAGCCGAAGCTGATCAAGGCCACCATCGATGACGGCAGCAATCTCGTTGCTGACCCAGTGCAGTTGGCTGAGGATTTGAAAAACAATCCTCTGTTCACGCAGATGGTCGGCTTCAAAGAGGGGTTGGATGAGTTCGAGAAATACTCGTCCGAGGCGTTCTTGCTACTATGCAAAACAGAACCGAAGGCCGCGGCGTTGCTGTTATCGCAGTACCGCTTGGACCGCTGGGTTAATAAGAAATCCGGCGCTGTGGCCAAGGTTGCTATCTGATTCCCACCTCAGCATAGTCAGATAGCGCGTAACGGTTGTAAGACGTTACGCAAGCAGGGATATCGACGGAGACGTGCCGCGTCTGATCCTTGTCTATTTACTTAGACAATTTACGGAGAGTTAGATGAAGAACTTGCTTTCAAATATCAGGGAGCAGTATAGCGTCTACAAAGCAAAAAGAATGCTCAATAAATTGAGCGTTAACTACAAACTGCCAGGGAGTGATGTGTATCACACACCTGATGCTCCTGAAGTGGAAGCAAGAGAGTTTCATCTTGTCTTAATTTATGATGAGATGATGTTACATAGACCTGAGCATAGCAAGATCGAATACTATGTACAGGAACACGCAGGTAGAGGAACAACACGAGCTAATGTGGAAGCATGGATACATGAGCCGACTAATAAAGTCTTGGCTTTTCCTGCATTTCACAAACAAATCAAACCTGTGTGGATGGATCAGAATGGAGCTAATCCAGCTCCCATCAAAGGCGATCTGTTCAAAATTCGTTCAGATGCTCTTTTTATTCTTGACAAACTGATGGAGAATACGGTATGGTATAACCGCTTTGAAGTGAATACAGTCTCCTGGTTAAGGAAGAACTATTACTCTCACTTACATAGCCGAACCCATACCACACAAGAGAACCCTCAATATCGTAAGGCTTGGATTTATCTCGCTAATCCTCAGAAAGCGAATTTGATTTCAAGTTACGATGGTTGGCGTCCTTTACCTATGTGGCCTCCTCGTAAACGCGAAAAGGGGAGTTGTGTATATTTTCATTCATATAGAGGTGAATCATCAGCCGCCTAATAGAAGCACATCTTCCGTGTCCATCATGTCCATCCTCCGACGCGTACTCCACGTGGGACGATGGGCACGGATTTTGTTTTAGTTGTAATACTTATTTTCCTGCTGATAATAAGATTTCATTAGAATATACTTACGAGTATTTACCATGGCGAGGAGTACGAGATGAGAGCTTCAGATACTATAATGCTCGTACTCGTATCGGGCCTGATGGTTGTCCCGTTGATATTTTATACCCTTATTCTAATGGTGCAATTAAACACCGTAAAATCTTGGATAAAGAATTTTGGACGGAAGGTACTCCGTCTGGTCTGTTCGGTATGGACAAGTTTGATCCGGGGTCGTCGAAGACGATCACCATAACAGAAGGAGAGTTAGATGCTGTATCGCTTTGGCAGGTTAATCATACGCCTGTGGTTAGTGTCAGCTCAGCTGCTAGCAGTCTACGTGATTGCACAGTGGCTAGGGATTGGTTACTTAGCTTCGAGCGCATCATCCTTGCCTTCGACAGTGACCCAGCCGGTCGAGAAGCTGTCCGAAGGGTGGCACAGCTTTTTGAATTTGGTCGGGTGTACGACCTCAAACTAAACAAACACAAGGATGCCAATGCGTACGTCGAAGCTGGTGAGGAGAATGAACTTAAAACGGCATGGTATAACTGTAAGAAGTACGTGCCCGATAACTTCATTACTTCACTATCGGATTTCTCTGCGCTCCTTTCCGAGGAACCCCACTTCGGCGTACCATATCCTTTCCCTACGTTAACGGAGATGACGTATGGAATTAGACCAGGAGAAATCGTCCTCATCACTGCTCAGGAAGGAGTAGGTAAAACTTCCTTACTCCACACCATCGAGCACAAACTTCTTAAGGAGACCACTGCCAATGTCGGATGTATCTACCCAGAGGAAACCCCTCGACGACATCTCGAAGCCATCCTTGGTATCGAGCTTGGAACGCCTATCCATCTTCCGGGACACAATATTACAGGGATTGAAAGATCTCTGGCATTGGAGAAACTTCTGGAGAAAGATGGCAGGTTACTCTTGTACCATTACAGCGGCGGAGGTGATCCGGATCTTTTTCTGGACGCAATCCGATTTATGGTGGCTGGCGCTCTGTGCAAGTTTGTCTGTTTTGACCTTGTCGGCATGGTCATCGGCGACAGTGGAACGGATGATCGGAAAGCCATAGATTACTTTATGACTCGGCTAGGGATGATGGCTGTTGAGCTAGATTTTGCAGCCATCATAACGAGCCATGTCAACGATCAAGGCCAAACACGAGGATCACGCTATGTCGGCAAGGCAGCCAGTACTCGCATTGATCTTGAACGAAATCTGTCAGCTGGAGCTACTAGAACAATTCTCACCATCAATAAGAACCGATATGCTTCACGCACTGGATACGCTGGAACTATCGAGTTTGATCCGCTTACATACACATTTAAAGAGATACCGAAAACACAGCTCGACACAGAGTTTAACATTGAATTTTCTAAACTTGTTAAAGGACTTGTAGTTAATGGAGATAAAAGTAGTACATCGCAGATGGCGATATAGATCACGTGAAGGATTAGTTTTGATAGTTACCCAAGAATACAAACGAGTAATTAAATTAATAACCGCAGCTAATCTAATTAAGTTTAAACATAAAATATGCAAATTATCTAGGAATGACGGCAGTCCCTATGATGAGGTGGAGATAAAAATAAAATGACTAAAGATTTCACCTGGGATCAATTAAACTATTGGCAATCCGGTGAGTGGCAAGTAGTACAGGAGCGACTTGATGATAGGGATAAACGTGTTGAACTATATAATCCTAGTCGTGAGCTTATGTTTTCTGCACTGGATGCTACGCCCTACGCTACGACAAAAGTGGCCGTTATTGGACAAGATCCTTATCCCGATAGACATTGCGCTTGTGGTATTGCTTTTAGCGTACCTAATGGAACTATTCCAGCGGGAGTTATGATCCCACCCACGCTGGATAATATTTTTAAGGAATACGTTAATGACTTGCACTACCCCTACCCAACACGAACCGATCTTCTCCCATGGGCAAGTAAGGGTGTGCTCTTGTGGAATGCTATACCGAGTTGCGGATGGCGAAAGTCCATGTCCCATGATTGGCCAGAGTGGGAACCTCTTACCAGAGAAATCATTGCGAGACTCAGTCTCAAACGAGACATCGTCTTTGCGTTCATGGGTGGTGTTGCTAGGAGACATACTGGGTTTGTCAACACCACACACAATACTGTTTTGGAGACTAGTCACCCTGTGCCTAGGGCTAATATTCGTAGTACTCAGCCTTTCGTTGGTTCTAGGATATTCACTAGGATCAATGATGCATTAGTTCAAACACATAGAAAGGAGCCAGTCGACTGGAGATTATAATGCCTAGAACCAATCCATATTATCTTTGGTCTAAATTAGGACGTTTAATTAATAGATTAGAATGTCTCGAAGATGATTTAGATACTAAATTCTCAAGAAAGAATTATGATACTGAACGTGTTCAGATAATCTCAGCTATTCGTGTATTAAAAGCCGCAAGGCATTTGTTTAATTTAAAACGGAGCAATCCAGATGAAGGAGGGTAAACATGAGGTCGTTTCTGTCCACGTTTATGATTTGCATATCGGTCCTCGTGGTGGGGTGCTCTTCCTCCCACTCGGAAACACTATGCTTCTCTTCAAGAAAAGAAGCCGCGATCCAGAACCCACAGAAGCAGATCTTTTACACTACTGTGGGAAAACATCAAGATCATCAGGATCTGAAGAAGGCTGGACCGATTGGGAGTAAATGCTGGCATGCACATAAAGATTGGACTCCATTAAATCTTATGCCAACACATCTTCCTAAGAAAGATAACTATCTTTCTAGTCAAGAATATTTCTGGCCTCTTGGTCCAGAGGAGAAAACTGATGTCCATCATAGATTTTGAGGATGAGGAGAGAAAAAGAAGAGCTGTGGAGTATCCTAAGCTTAGGTTATTACAAGGGGGCAAAGAGCCTCCTTCTTCGTATAAGGGCTATTGGTTAAAGGATCTGGAAGAACATGCAGTATTTATAGCTAGAGAGAAGAAGAGTCCTGCTCGTTGGATTGCCTCTGAATATCATATTATATTCAAGGCAGGTGATGCTGTTAAGGTAGCACTCCGTCAATGGGATCCTGAGAAAGGAAGAGAACGAATTCATTATAGTTGGATTGCAGGTCCTGAGTTCTGTCAGGATTGGGAATGTATTGAAGTATTAGACGATGGGAAAAGTTATAGGACCGATAACGAGGATGGATTGGGAGCAGATGAAGTATCTGAAGGCGGTGACAGAGTGGACGAGCCGACAGGACCAGAGATTTTACGCGGAGACCTTGTCGATTGAAAGGGCTCTATTAAAAAAGTTGAAGGCTAAGTACGATTTTACTTGACAAATAGAAAAAAAGAGAGTATTTTAGTTAGACATCCACGAAGTGGTGTAGGAGATATATGTGTTTAAGAGTAAATACCTAGATAAAGATGTATTTGTTCAGCAATATCTGCTCAGCAGAACTTCCCATAAGAAGAGTGGATTAGAATTGCTTAAAGAAGCTTCTGAAATATGGGAAAGTATCAACACGAGAAGCTACGATGTCAAGAAAGACTAGAAACAGAACAGGAATAGTGCGTATGGGTTCCTTCGGAGAGTTAGAACAGAAGATCAAAGAGATGGAAGAACCAGTGCATACACAGTTTGTAGAGACGTTGGAGGAAGCTAAGAATTCTTCTATAAGTGATGTTGTTAAGTCTCTTACAGAAGCATTAGCTTCGTTTCTCAACAGAGACCAAGTAAGAGACTTAGTACAGAAAGAGATATACGATTTCAAATGTACTCACACTATAGAGCTTAAGAAGGACGGAGATGTAGTAACCCTTCCAGACGAGATAAGACACTACCTCTTCCCAGAGGTACTCCAGACAGTAGACTTATCAATACCAGCAGCATTAATCGGACCAGCTGGTAGTGGTAAGTCCACTCTATGTGAACAGATAGCTTCTGCTCTAAAGCTTAAGTTCCACTTACAGAATGGAGTAACAGGAACCCATGAACTCACTGGCTATGTTGATGCCCATGGACGGTATGTGGGTACACCTTTCCGTTCTGCTTTCGAGCATGGCGGCCTCATTCTTATCGATGAGGTGGATACTTCTGAGGCTGGGGCACTCAAGTGGGTCAACACCGCATTGGCCAACGGTCATGCTGCTTTCCCTGATAAATGCGATCCTGTGGTACGCCATAATGATTTTCGCATCATCATTGCTGCAAATACCTGGGGCTCAGGAGCTGATCGACTCTATGTCGGAGCTAATCAAATCGATGCTTCCACCTTAGACCGTTTCGTATTCTTCAACTTCCTCTATGATGAGAAGTTAGAAGAACTCGTAGCAGGAGATCCTTCGTGGGTTAAGAAGGTACAGAAGTACCGTAGAGCAGCAGATCAAGAGAAAGTACGTATTGTTATCTCCCCTCGTGCATCTATCCACGGTGCTAAACTAATCAAGATTGGTTGGAAACCATCTGTAGTGGAAGATAGGATCATATGGAAGGGAATAGACAAAGACCTGAAGGAACGCATTCTGAAAAGAGCCGCGTAAGGTTTAATTGTATAGGTCCAACCCATTGCGCTGATATAGGATCAGATCAGTGTGAGTATTGTGAGTGGGTACATGAGCGAAAGAATTCTGAAAGTAGAAGGGGATGCAAGAGAGATAGAATTAATCCTCCCACCTCCTAAAGAAGAACACACTAAAGTCTTCAGAGGATACTGGTCTTCCCCAGAAGCTCTATCCAGAGAGATACGTAAGTGGGATAAGAAAGAAGCATGGTCTGACTCAGGATGGGAAACAGGCAATAGAGCCTGGTATGGTACAACCAGTATGGATGGAGCTATTAGTTTAGCTTTAGAAGGATGGCCGGAAGGCGCTGAGAAAGCATCTCGTCTGCAGAATAGGATACGTGCGAATAATCCTATTATGCTGAAGAGAAAGCTGTTCTCGGTAGCAGGAGCATCACCAGATGTACCTCGTGCAATCAGTGGCAATCCTCTTAATATGCGTATACCTGACGTGTCTAAAGCGTCCAGGAGAGTTGTCATCACATTACTATCCGATATTAGTGCTCACTGTGGGCATGATGGTGATGAGTTTATCAATAGAGCTGCTGTCGTGGCTGCTGTGGTGGATGAGATAGAAGCATCTGGCTATGCGTGTGATGTAATAACCTACTGCAATTCAGAAGGTGGAGGTTGGGGAGATGGTAGTAGTAGTTTCAACTACTGTACTTCCATCCAAGTGAAGAACTCAAACCAACCTGTAGATATTTCCAGACTAGCATTCGGACTAGGACACACATCCTTCTTTCGTCGTATGATCTTCGCAGAGAAAGGATATCACCAATATTGCAAAGATCTTGGAACAGGATTAGGACACAGTACCTATTTTGATCAGAAAGGTCTTGCAGAGAGGAACATCTTTGTGATACCATCAATCAACAATGCTAAAGGAGCATTCTCTACAGAAGAGAAAGCGGAGACAGAAGGTGTCAAGTACATCATCGAAGATCTCAAGAAACAAGGTTTCCCATTATTTGAGGTTGATGAGTTCATCCCTCAAACAGTACCTCTTACGAAAGACAGAACTATTAGAAAGGCAGCGTAGCATGTTCATGAATTCAGAAACTTTAAAGAAGGCAGGGATTGAATTACAGCCTTCTCCTGCTGACGCAGTGTCAATTCTCTGTCATCCCGAGGATGGAACATTCTTCCTATTGGTTACTCGTAAAGGAAAGTTACCTACAGAAGCGAAGAAGGTTATGTGTGATGACATCGAAACTACTATTGAGTTTATACGAGGATTCTTTCCTCCTGCGACTGTGCCAACAGTCACCTTCAAAAATTCCCCGGAAAATTTTGAGGTTAGACAGGAAATTGGCTTTTTGAATAAAGCCGCATGATTAAGCTTTCTGTAGGAGACAAAATCTCTGTTTTAGGAAAAGAATACACAGTCACTCAAGACATGTGCTTCGCAGACATGTACTCACTTGAACAGTGGGTTAAACAAATGCGTGCTTGGAAGCTAATAGATTGAGAGTAGTATTCGACATAGAGGCTAATGGACTTATAAATCCTACGAAGATCTGGCTGATCGTATGTAGAGAGCTTGCTGAGCCCCTGGGTACAGTTGGTGCACCCGGCTCTCTACATATCTTCAGAAAGGTATCGGATGATGAGTCAGAGAAGCAAAGGTTTCTGGAATTTAGTAGACAAGTTACTCAATGGATTGGTCATAATTGTATTAGTTATGATTGTCCTGTTCTTAATGGATTATTGGGGCTGGTTATCCCCATTGAAAATGTGGTTGATACATTTATTATCTCCAAGTTAGTAGATTATTCAAGAGATGGACATAGCATTGAAAGCTATGGGTTAGAGTTTAATATACCTAAGATTTCGTTTAATGATTTTAGTAAATATACATTAGAAATGGAGACGTATTGTGTTAGAGATGTGGAAATCTGCCACAGAATATATAACAAGCATAGTGGGGTTATCAATGATCGAGCTTGGCGGACAGCTATTGACGTTGAGCAAAGCTTCCAGGTGGTTTGTGGGGAGTTGCATAATAATGGCTTTGCTTTCAATGTTAATGATGCAAATAAACTCCATAATAAAGTCACTAAAGAGTTAGCTGTCTTAGATAAAGCTATCTTAGAACAGTTTCCTCCCAGAGAAGTAATTCTCCGCTATTTCACGCCAAAGGCTACTAAGTTTGGTACCATAAATCGCACCTCCGTACCACGTAGCCTTTGGCATGAGATAGAGAATTACAAAGTAGGAGAGGAATATCCTGTCCATGGCATCCAGACGTTTAATCCTAGTAGTCATAAACAAACTATTGATGTATTGTATGAAGCCGGGTGGAGTCCTATTGATAAAACTATTACTCACATTAAGGCTTTACGTACAAAGGATCAAGAAAAGCTTGACAAACTAATTAAATACGGGTATAAAGTAAACGAGAATAACTTAAATACTTTACCTCCTAAAGCACCTGCCCCTGCTAGAACTCTAGCAAAGCGCATCCTGCTTGAGTCCCGACGAAGAACACTAACCGAATGGTTAGGTCTTGTCCAAGAAGACAATCGCATCCACGGGAAGTTCTACTCGATTGGAGCTTGGACTCACAGGATGGCTCATCAAGAGCCTAATACCGCCAACATACTTAACGACACAGACACCCAAGGTAAGCCACGCCTATATGGCGGTGAGATGCGTAGCTTATGGTGTACACCGAAAGATAAGCTTCTAGTAGGTGTCGATGCAGAAGGCATCCAGTTACGCATCTTCGCTCATTACATTGATGATGAGGAGTTAACTAATGCCCTTGTCAACGGTAGAAAAGAAGATAAGACCGATCCGCATAGTGTCAACCAGAGGATCATTGGTGGTGTATGTCGATCTAGGGCTGCTGCAAAGCGGTTCTTATACGCGGTCTTTCTTGGAGCAGGATTGCGTAAGGTTGCTGAAATTCTGGACTGCTCAAAAGAAGAAGCAGAAGAGGCATTTGAACGTCTATTATCCCGTTATACCGGCTTCGCCAAACTTAAACGTACAATTATACCGGCGGATGCGCGCCGTGGCTTTTTCATGGGGTTGGACGGTAGGCGGGTTCACATATACGGAGAGACAGTATCCGAACGACGACATCTGGCAATGTCGGGGTACCTCCAAAACGGTGAAGCGGTTGTAATGAAACACGCCACACTTCTCTGGCGTGATAGGTTGATTGAGAAGAAGATACCATTCAAGTTAGTGAACCTAGTTCACGATGAATGGCAAACGGAATGCCCAAATGATATGAGCATTGCGCTTGCCATTGCACAAGAACAGTGCACTGCACTGAGAGAGGTAGGTGAGAAACTGAAGTTACGATGCCCCCTAGCGGGGAGTTATGAGACAGACGGACATATTACTATAGGTGATAATTGGAAGGTGACACATTAGTTGGTTAGATAAATTATTTCCACCATTAATACCACGAAGAGAAGAGTTTATATGGGAGCCAAATGGCATGAAGATTTATGCATTGAAGTTTAAAGATGAGATTATTAAATTAGGTACGAAAGAGTATGATGTTACATCGGATTACCGATGGGAACATAAAGGAGTTAGGGATCATCTAACAGTGGTATATGGTACTTTCACAGAGGAAGGTACAATTGAATTATTAAAAGTAGAAGAGGTGAAAGAGTAAATGTTTACGCAGCAAGTTAAAGTTAAGTATTGGGAGCCTAAGATGGCTACCATTGTATTAGAGACACCAAATAGGCTGACTAGTGTAGAGGCTGAGAATATGGCTCTTGAGGAATTCAAGGAGCAATATCCTGAGGCTCTAGATTATGTGGTTGAGGAAACAGTAGAACTCAACTGATATGCCTAGAGAACAAGAAGTAGTTTACCTTAGTGGTAAGATTGCGTGGGGCAGAGGACTCTTTGTCCCTTCGCAATTCAATAAATATTCATGTAGATTATATTTAGATCAAGAGTCTTTAAACATTGTACTAGATTTGAAGAAGAGAGGAATACAGAATAACGTAACCAAAGATGAAAATGGATATTGGGTTAATCTGTCCCGTCCTTCTCAAATCAATGTACGTGGTGCTCTACGCACAATGGACCCACCTATTGTTATCGCTTCCGATGGACAACCTTGGGATAAGAACAAGGGAATTGGGGACGATAGTGATGTTACTTGTCAGGTAATCGTCCGTAATTGGAAAGCACCTATGGGCGGAAAGACAGGTGTTTCTATTAGGTTAGACTCTGTTAGAATTGATAACTTAGTTGAATTTACTAGTACAGATTGGCCTGAAGCAGTCGGTAAGAATGTTAAGGCTCTAGAAGAACATAAAGTAACTCCTTGGAATTAGCCAGCCTAGTCCACTGATACAGACAGCCTACCCTACTCCCGTAGTGACTCCTGTATATCAGATGGTTGGCTCTTTTATTAGCAGCTCTGCTGCGCATGTTGCGGAGCAACATTTAATAGGGTGTTGCAGGTACGGTAACGTATTCTGTTCTGAGAGATGGTTTCGCCGTAAGGCTCTCACTCTAGGTTGCAGGCGAAGTAACAATCTAGCACCCTTTTATTAGCGTAGCTCAACAGCAAGAGCCCCACCTGTATGTGCTGGCGTGATCCAGTGGGAAACCGTGGGAGATGTAGGTTAAAGTCCTATCGCTATTTGTCCCTTTGTACAAATCTTTGTGCAGTAGTATAAAAGCGCAGGTATAGACGGGTTAGAACTAGTAAACGGGTACTACAGGCCCGTGGGTTAGGTTCTCCAGGCCTAACTGTTCCGTCTCGATTACGCACGACGGCTGTCCGAACGTCGTTACCAGCCCTACGGGGCCAGAAATCCGGTGTTGCGCTCCGGCTGTGACTACACAGCTCCCAATAGGTGAGTTGTAAGGTGATGTGTACAGAGGGACAAACTAAGGCTAGATCCTTACGCTGTAACCCCTCCATAAGGTGCAGCATGTGTCGGTAAGTAGGCCATTACTTGCAACCAGCCACATATGTGATCCTCTGCCCTCGGTGAACCGTCTTAACGGATCACTTAAGATGCTAAAAGACAATGTTAGCTAGTACCGGAAGGTATTCTAGCAGGTTGTGCAGGCAGATCATGGGACGTTAAAAAACTCGATATGTTCCGTCTCTGTGGAAGCTAACGTATGTGGAAGTAGTTCCGTAAAGGTCCGCAATTCCTGGATTGTCTGTCCAGGATACGACGATAGTCCTCGTGTATGATAAACTACAATCTCCACTCCCTCACTCATTCTTGCCGTGTAGGCATTGCTTTCAAACGCACAGAGCTGTAGAGTAGTAGGAGATTGAGGCGTCGTGTCAGATAGTGCCGCCGCTTCTCAAAGGTAGACACCAGAGAGATAGGGGAGCTACTGACACTGATTGACGATCAGTCCATAGGCGGGCAAGTAACGAGTCGTAGGACACAAAGCCCATGCTTTCAAGCTAAAGGGTGATTATAGGAATGAAAAGACTATGAGGCAGTCTAACGCCCTCTGAAGGCAGTCACTGTACCATCTGGGAAACTTTGTGGATAAACTCATAGTAGCGAATGCTCTGTTAGTTTGCTAACAGAGATACTATTCCCACTGCTTGCATAGTCGAGGTGGTGCTACAGGCCGTCAACAGATATGCAGCAGCAACCGCAGGAGGTGACAATGTTTCCTATGTGGTATGGGAATAAGCCTCCTTAAGTATTACCGGGGGGCTAGGTTGTCGTTGCTATTATAATGAATTCATTTCTTAACAAATTTAGCACCTCTGGTGCGCGCGGCGTAGCCGCTTAACAACAATGGAGATTAAATCATGGGTAGCGGCATCTTAGACATGCTTCTACTACAGAGCTTACTCAAACCATCAGGAGGCACTGAGTCATTAGATCAGGCACTTAAATGGATTGAGGAATTCAGGAAGACAGAGAAGGAGAAATCTGATAAAGCTAAAGCTAAAGGACCACAACCAGCACCTAAGATATTCTCATTCCCTGATGTTTGTTTCATATTATTAGGACTGGGACTACCAGCTGGTTTATTATGGATGTGGGGTGTCTTAGAACTAATTGATATTGTGCAACACAGAGCAGCAGGTATATTTCACTAATTTATGACTACTTCTATTCACACATTGATAACTGATGTTCGTGATCTACTCAAAACTAAAGGGTGGCTCACAGAGGTATTGGCGAAGGAACTGGGCGATGCAACATCAAGATCTATTGGAGAACAGTTCTCCGAAAAACAAAAGGCTCCTTCGCTCCGCCTTTCAGGAATGGGACCGAGATGCCCTAAGGCATTATGGCATAGTATACACACGCCGGGAGAGGCTGAACCTCTTCCACATTGGGCTGAAGCAAAATTCTCTTTGGGTCATTTCCAAGAGGCTTATGGCATAACACTTGCCAAGGCTGCTGGGCATAAAGTTGAAGGAGAGCAACATGAGTGCCACCTTGACGGCGTCAAAGGTCATGTGGATGCTATTGTTGACGGTTGTGTGGTTGATTTCAAGTCCTGTAGCGGCCGCCAATATCAGAAGTATAAATCCGGGGATATTGGGTTGGAGGGTAATGATTCGTTTGGGTTTCTTTGCCAGCTGGACGGGTACGTTACTGCTTGTGGGCAGGATGATCTTGTTCATGTAAAAGACAAAGGCTATATTTTTGCAATGCATAAGGAACTAGGACATGTCTGCCTCTACGAGCACAGAACTAGACCGGCTAGCATTCGAGAGCGCATTACTCAATACCGTAGCGTGGTTGAGCGAAAGCATCCGCCTGAGTGCACCTGTAAAACCGTACAACATGGAGCAAGTGGAAATATTGGTCTTGATACACGAGCTAGCTATGAAGCTTACAAATGGTGTTGTTTCCCCAAACTTCGTTGTTTCATCTACGCCAACGGACCCGCCTATCTAACACGTGTAGTGAGGTTGCCAGATGTCCCAGAAGTCGGAAGAGATGGAAAGCTCATGCACACTTAATCTTAGAGTAACTATAAAAGGAAAGAAACAAAGGTTGTGTGATATCTCTTCATCTTTCCTTGAATTAATTAGATCTTATGAAGATCTACATATTTCAATATTAGGAATAGATTTTAACAATCCCAAAGATCAGAAATAAGTTCGAACAGAAGATCTCGAACCAGCTTAAGAAAGCTAAGGTGGAGTTTGGCTATGAGAAAGTTCGTATCCCTTACGTTATTCACGGTTGGTATATTCCTGATTTCATCGTGGATTTACATCTATTTCCTTCCGAAGATAAACGCTTGTATATCGAAACAAAAGGATACTTACGGCCAGAGCATAAACGAAAGATGGTTGCCGTTCGACGGTGTAATCCCACCCTAGACATAAGGCTGGTGTTCTATGCTCATAACAAGAAATACATAAAGTGGGCAGAGAAGAATGGCTTTCCGTGGGCTGTAGGCGAAATACCGAAGGAGTGGTTAAAATGTTACTAGGGATGGCAATAGTAGGTTATATCATCTATCTAATATACCGAGAACTAAGGAGGTAGTAATGGAATACGTAGGCATCGGAGTTCTAATCCTAATAGGGTTTATCTTATTAGGAATGTTGACAGGAAGAGTTAAGTTAGGAGTGGAGTTTAGACGACGTGATGATTACTAAACATCCAAAGAACAGACAAGAGCGTAGGAAGCTCGATGAAATTAAAAAGAAAAAGAATAAACCTGCCGGCAAGGCAGATGAAGCAAGTGACGAAGGAGATATCCTCCGGTAATCTACAAGATCTGATTAGTCCTTTCTTGTACCAAATTGGAGTGCTTAAGCATTCTGAAGAAGCAACTAACTTTGTCATCCAGTATAAATCTGGAAGACATTATCTAACATTCGATGTAAAGGGGGTGGAAAAAGTAATTGAGAAATTACAAGAAGGAGACACGATATGAGGACACCAGAGCACAAGTCTTACGACGTGAAGCTAGAAACATGGCCCGGAGGAAGGCACGCAAAGCCGGGCGTATCGGACCTGTTGGTACTGATACTCGGGAGCTCGATCATACTGGGTCTCATCGCTTTGGTAGCTTATTTAATGTATCTACTCGTGTCGTAACCAGACATGCAAACCGTATCCGACAACCTAAACGCGGAGTACGTTAATGGCTAGTCTCTCAGGTGGTGGAAGTAGCAACAAATCTATCATAGGTAAATTCTCGGAAGAGTTGAAGAAGATCATCACCTCCGAGTCTGTCGAGAAAGCCTTGATCGACGAGTTGGCGGAGCGTGAGGCAGATAAGAGAGTTAAGGCTCTCGTCATTGTCTATGACAATCTTCTCAAACTCAACAGTGATCTGAACAAGATCAACCGTCCAGACGACATAAAGTATGGAGCAGATCACAAACCTGTTCAAGAATACTTTACCAAATCTAGGATAGAAGAGATCGACAAAATCAAACAACGGATCGATAAACACGAGAAGGCCATCGCCAAGGGGCTTGACGGAGAGATGAAAGATGTCTACGATCTTGCCCAACAGTCTTCTGGAAAGAATAAGGACGGCAGTGGAAGCAAAGGTTCAGATCCTCCTGATCCCGAAGCTTCTTGATACTCATATAAAGTGGCACACCCGACCTCAAATGAGGCACGGGTGTGACTGCGATTGGTGTATAGAGAAAGCTGTAGGTACGGCTTACATAGGACGTACCTTCACACCATGGAGAAAATGGGATGAAGCTAAACAAGAATTAGCACCCTGGGTAGCAAAGGAAGCTCACCCTGATGACATAGGACATTATCTGATCCTATGGGAGAGAGAACGTAAGCGTAAGATTGTGAGAGAAAGATTAAAATGGACGAAAGAGCATGCATTATGAGTAAGAAATATGATCAGATGAAGAAAAGGATCTATGATTTGGAGTTGTTAGTTGGTTTACAGCCTACGCCTGTATCAACATTAAACCCATGCAATTCCGCATGTGAGGAGATTACCATGAATACCGCGAATGCCACCGTTACCGTTGAGAAGAAGACCTACGAGACCGAGCGTCGCAGTCTACGTGACGCCGTGTTCACCGCCAGAACGACAAAGGATAGCGAACTCCGGAAACACTACAACATCGACTGCATCGACTCTGAGGATCTATCTCCCAAGGAGTTGGTCGACGCGATCAAGTCGGACAAGTTCAAATACAAGGAAGATGGCGAGTACTCCGAAAAGAAGAACTGGTACTGCTCTCCCCTGAGCGGAATCTGCTTCTGTGATCCGGACAAGAAGCCCAACCACGAAGACTACTACAAGGCTCGTGACAAGATGACCGAGGATGCCAATAAGGTGAACCTCGACATCTCCGTTCTGGAGCCGTCTGAAAGCCTCAAGTCTTACCGCAAATTCGAGGAGAGGAAGTATCACTAATTAGCACCCATGAAGACTGACCGGCATCCATAAGTCCGGCACACAAATAGTCTTCATAATAATTGTTTGTGTATGGGGATGACTGCACGCTAGCTAGATCGCTCACAAACGAAAGAACCCCCAGCGGCCTTTTGGCTACTGGGGGTTTTTTAGTGTCTGGATTCTGCTATAGACTATTCGTCTTTTGGAAAGCCTGGTAAATCTCTAAGGAGCTTCTGAAGTTCTGGGGATAATTTAGCAGCATTCTTTAGAACGATTCCATTAAGACGTTCCTCAAGCTCTGCTTTCTCAGCATGAGCTTGTCTGAATTCCAATTTAAACATATCTGGCTCAAACCCTTCCTTCTTCCAATTCACGTTCTCAGCTTCTAAAAATCTATTTAAATGATCTAACCGAGCTTCAAGTTTATTATCTTTCATGTTATAAGTAATAGGATATTGGTTTCTATCTGCTTCTGCTACAAAACCTTTACCTTTACGTCCTTGCTTTGCTGCAGCTTTTTCATAAGCTTCTTGCCCAGGAGATTTCTTAGGAGGGTTGACCCAATGTTCAAATAAATTCATCAAAGGATGTTCTATAGTATCTTTATCTTTAACATTCTCATTAGCAGGTCTTTGTAACTGAGTTACATCACGATTAGCAGTATTAAAATCTTCTGGACTTTTCTTCTCAAATTCTTCCATCATCTTTTTATAGACCTCAGGATACTGATTCTTTAAATTCTCAGGTTCTATAGGTCCACCTTCGAATTGATTCTTATACCAATCAGATAAACCTTCTTCAGGATCAGTGTGTTTCATTTCTTCTTTAAACCAATCCGGAACATCTTTGAGTCCTTGAGGTCCGAACTTATTCTTAGATTTCAATCCCAAGTTATCAGCTTGTCTCTTAACAGTAGTAGGGTCAACTCCTAATTCTCTACCAAGTTGTGGAAAAGATTTACCTGCGGCTAAACCTTCTTTTATGATTTTATCAATTCCAGGAATCTTTCTAAATATTCCTAATTCACCAGGACCAACTATTTGTGAAGGGTCTTTAAGAACGGATAAGATTTGATCTGCTAGAGTATCTCCCATACCTTGTATGTATCTACTAGCTTCACCTTCAGGTCTAGAAGGGATAAACTGTTTAGGCGAGAACTGTGCAGGTTCTTCGTTAGATGTATAATTAAGTAGACTATTTCTATCAGTATCAGGGTTGAAGAGAGGATTAATAAAATCTTGAGGAGCGTTATACCTCTCTTCAGGGAAGGCTGTAGGACTTCTTAAACTGGGATGGTATAAACTAGGGGTACCTTCGAAACTCTCACCAGGGACCTTCTGTGGCAGTCCTAGAGGCATTCCTTGGAACCTGTCTCCAAAACTAGATTGAATATTAAATATCTTATGTTTACCAGGTTCAATACCTTTTTCGTGATATGCATCTTGATCTATGGAGTTGGAATCTGGTTGCCCAGCAGCATCCCAAGCATGAAGAGCACGCTCAGGAGAGTTATGAGAAACAATAAGTACTCTGTGTTCATCAGGATGTTCATTAGCTATCTGTTTAGTTGTATCTATAATTCTATTAGTAAATTCATTGAAAGATTCAGAGCTACCAGGTGGACGTTCGTCTTTAGCATCTTGACAATAATGATCTACTTGATCGTGAGCTTCTTTACCTTTACTCTCAGTAAGATCCCCTAAATCCCAGGTTCTTAATCCTGGATGAAAGTCTGGAGTTATTCCGATCTCTTTACCAATAATCCTAGCAGTCTCTTTGGCCCTAGGAAGATCACTAGAAACAATATGTGTAATATCAAGATCCTTGACAGACTTAGAAGCTTTCTTAGCTTCTTTACGCCCATCAGCATTAAGGCTAACATCGGACCATCCACGAATAGGCTGATCATGTGATTTTTCTCCTGATTCTTCATTTAGATCTGTGTCACCGTGACGTACGAAGTAGAGTTCTTTATTAGGATTAGCTTCATATACATCGGTCTTGGGATTATAAGTACCTTCACCAGATTTAACTCTAGATGTTAAATCATCATTCATAGGATGATCAAGAAGATAATCTGTCTGATCTTCATACACTTGTCCATCATGAGTAGATACAACCATTATGGGTTAGTCTTTTCTTTGTTCTGTTCTTTAAGTTTTTTAGCTAATACTTGATTACCTAAAGCTCTTACAGCAGCTGATTCTGTCTCTGCCGGAACACCAGACATATCTTTACCTACATTAGGATTACCTGCCGTAATTAATTCAACTGCATAAGCATTAGGATCTTTACCTAGATGAGAACCTAAGTTTCTAACTACTCTCATAACATTATTAAGTTGTTTAATAGTTTGAGTAGCTTGAGCATAATTAGACGTACCATGAGGAAAAGAAAACGGTCCTTGTTCACGCATCTGTTCTTTAGGATTTCTAATAACAAACTCTTGAGTCTTGTTATCGTAAGCTAAACCAAATTTAGATGTTCCCTCTAAATCTTTCATTAGACTTGGAAAGACACGGTTAGAAACAGCATCCTCTAAGAAATTCTGAACTTGATTGTTCAATTTAGGATCTCCTAATGACCAGATTTTATCTAAGGTTTCTTTATCCCCCATCTTCTCAAGAATAGTACCCTGTCCTTCAGCTGTTTTACCTGTTCGATAATCGTAAGCATCTTTAGCCCATTTGCCTAACATACCTAAATTCTCAGAACCATAATACATATAAGCCATATTGCGAGCTTGAGTCTTGGGCATAGTTTTGATATTATCAATGAAGTTAATATATCCTTGTAATGTCGCAGGACTAGCTCCTATGGTATGAGCTTGGTCAATACGTTCACTCATATTAATAGGTTTATTATTCTTATCTCCTCCTGGAGGAGTGGACATACCTTTAGCCATAGTTTCTTGGAAATGGTTTCCAATAATTGGACCTGCATTCTTAACTACACTTTGAAATGTATCTAGATATGTTTTAGCTACTTCAGGAGCTATACTATTTAATGCTTCATAATCAGCTAAAGCACCTCCAAATCCTGGTACTTTCAACCAACCTAGTTTAGCATTCTGTTGAATGGCTGCCGCAGCATTGCCAGCAGAAGAAACAATATTACCTAATTTACTTACGTCTCCACCTACCGCATCGTGAGCTAATCTATCGAAATAGGTTCCAGCTTCATTAAGAGATTTATCTAAATCTCCTCCCATTGTTCGAGCAGCAAATCTAGTATTCTTATACATATCTGCTTTTAGTTTACTTATAGATTGTGCAATGTCATTTGCAAGTTTCTGACCTTCAACAGAATCTGGGTTAGCTTGAACCTTTCTAACTTTATCTTGTAATTCATCCCAAGTATTTGCACCATTATTTATCATAAGGTTCTGTTTCCAGTTTTCTACTGTATCTGATATTGTAGAATTAACATTCCGCCCAACTTTAATCTTATCTACAGTATTTTGTTTCTCATCTATAGTTAAATCAGTCTCTCGTCTCTTCTGATCTATATCTCTTGACTGAGCATTTAGAACATGATGAAGAGAAGTAAATTCATCTACATATCCTGGATCACCTGGCTGTTTACCAAAATGATTATTAACAATAGAATCTCTTAATTCAGGATCTGCTACATCTTTTAATCCACTTAAAATATGTGAATCAATCTTACCTCTCTGTTCGTTAAGTTTGGACACAATACTGTTATAATCAGAAATACGTGCGCGTATTAAAGCATCTGCGCTTCCTTCTCCAGTAGCGCGACTAGCACCTGCCGTTATCTGCGCCCTCCACATAGGAAACTGAGCATTTAAATCCTTAAGAATTCTAGCTCTGTCAGATAAATAATCTGTTTCAGATATTTTACCATGATCATAACGTTCTTTTAAAGATGCGATAGATTTAGTTCCATTTGTAACTGGAGTTGGAACATCTTGACCGGTGACTAGACTCCCTGTGGGATCTGTTTTAGATGGTTGTAATTGAGTGTTTTCATCAGGATTTTGTGGTGTGCCTAATAAAGAAGCTTCTTTAACATCTAAATTTCTTCCTTCTTTTTCAGCAGCTTCATTTAATTGTTCATATGTTTTATTTTCAGCATATGCGCCAACTACTTTACTAACACCACCTATAGCTTCTTCAGCAGCATCTCCAATTCCTTTACCAAGTATAGCACCAGATTTATCACCTTCTGGCTGTGGTATAGCTCTAGAATATCTAAGATATTCAGGATCACCTGGTGTTTGTATTTGAGGTGCAAAAGTAACCATTATATGTTTCCTCCTAGTTCACGACTTCTTATTTGCCGTTGTCTTAATTCTTCTTCTTGACCAGCAGGAACATGCTTAAGATTGTATTCTCTTGGTATGCTCTTAACTAATGATTCATGTCTATCTAATGCTTTAGCTTTAAGAGATGGTATATCAAGCATAGGAAAATCTCTCATGCGTAATAAATTAGCAGCATCTTGGAAATAACTATCTGCTTGATCTGGATTGTAGCCTACTCCAGCTTGAGCTGCCATAATACCTTTTCTAAACCTTTCAATAAATAGTTCTTCAGTGTGTTTGTTATACTCTTCTCGATTTTTGGTTTGATTTCCCATCAGATAACCATCCGATACTTGTTGATGATCTAATCCTGTTAAGAGCATTGTTATGGCATCCATTGGACGTATATCAGTATCTAATAAAGTTCCTTTACGAGAATACCAATTACCAGTTTGTAAAGCCATTCTGGTTTGATCTCCCCTATTAACAGATGTTATTGCCTTAAAGGATTGAACTACATCTTCCCAATTAGTTTTATAACCATCGGTATACATATTCATAGCCCATCGACGGATAGAATCAGTATTAGCCCAAGTATCTGCAAATACACTACCTGTTGGTCCCGTAGCTGCTCCTAATATAATAGACCACATAGTTGCATCACTATGTAGATTATCAAATAAATTACTAGCTATTCCAGTAGGGCCATAAGTTTGACCTATATTATAGGTATGGTTAGTAGCCATATTAATTAAAGCAGCAGGTACACCATTCATCACGGTATCTTTAATATAACCATCTCCTACTTGATAACCTTGCTCTGTAGCTAACTTACGAATATGATCTGCGATAGGGAATCCCCACAGAGTAGTTCCAATAGGTAAACCATAGAGAGTAGACATAGTCGCAAATAGTCTAGTCTTCTCCATAGTTGTTAGTCTCTTACTAAACATCATCTCTGCCAACCGCATATAGTATGATTGAAATTGCAGAGGAATAGAAGCTAATCCATGTTGAAATAATGAATTAGAACCTCGATCCATATTAACATTAAGCAAGCGAGCGCGTTGAAATATTTCCTCTTTATTAGCTGCTGATAAGGCTCCGGTAGGATTAACATCTCTAAATCTTCTATAAGCGGTAGCCATGGCTCCGTATCTTACATTACGATCCCCTTCTGTAAAGAAGCTAGCTCCTAAAGATAAGAATCTCTGACCACCATTAGAATAAACACTACCAGACCATATATTATCTCTGGAAGCATGTTCTCCAGCAACAGTACCGAATCCGCTGTTTTCTACTAAACTAGCCCACTCTTCGTATTCTCCAGGTCTCCATCCAAAATTTTCTAACAGTCTGCCCATAGATTTCATAACTTCTGGGCTTCTGTTAATTGCTGTTAAATGATACATATAAGCAGCAGCAGCGCCTGAACCTGCTCTACCAGGACCTTCAACACCCATAATGACAGCCCAGGTATTCATTTGTTTTAGAAACTCTGAAGGATTAAACATTCCTAATTTGAAATGAAATGCTATCTGCCTTAAAAATCCTGGACCATCTCTAGTCATAGATAAGAAAGATAAAGGTTTAATGACATAATCTGGACCTAAGTTCTTATACATCGCATCAGATAATTTTTGAGCAGCGGAAGTAAGATAGGATTCTTGTTGGCTAGGTCTAGTTACCAATGCAAGGTGTTGCTGTCTAGTTAATTCTAATTGTCTAATTCTATCAAGTTGATCTGCATTTCTACCTGCTTCATTAAAATCAGGATCATGAAATATAGAAAAACCAGCTCTATCTATTATCTTTTGTTGCTTGGGAGCAAGGTAAGGCTTGGCTTCTTGCAACCAATGTTGCATAAAAGTAAGTTTTAAATCATCGAAATAAAATGAATTAGATATATTATTTAATGATCTATTCATTGTAGTCATGGGATCGAGTAACTGAGCAGGCTCCACATTAAAAATAGGATTACCTTTGCCACCTCTATCCATGATAGTCATAAGCTCTCTTACATCTCTTTCACCTGTGAAAGCTATTTGATATTGAGACGCTGGGTTACCTGTTGTATAACTATTAGAAAAATCTTTACCATACTTAGCTTTATATTCACTTCCGAAAGCATCTCCTATATTCTTATTGTTATCCATAAGACGGATAGGTTCATCAGGATCTATTCGAGGTTTAATATTCTTATCAGGTTTGAACATCTCATAAACATCTTGATAATCATAACCTACAGGATTAGCCCTGAGAAAAGCTTTAGCTTCTGCAAATTTACTATCTCTAATTAGTTCTCTGAAACCATTTAAACGTTTCTCTAACTCTCTGCCTTCAGCTCTAGTGCGAATAGCCCAGAGAGTATTATCACCTTCATAATTAACCTTAGTGCCATCCCTGCCAAGAATAGCTTGCTTAAGATAGAAAGGATATTCATATATGAAATGCCCACCGCCTGTTTCAGGAAGTTGTTTAAAATCTAGATTCTTTCTCTCAAAATTACCAACCACATACCGAATGCGTTCATCTTTAACTGGACCAAATCCTTTTAAAGGTCTAGACAAATCATCATATAATTGAACTATTTGAGGCTTAGAAGTAAATTGACCTCCTTTAGTTTTACCTGTACGAAGAATGGTGCCCATCTCAGTATCTTTTCCTAAAGCTCTGAGAGATAGTATTTGAGATTCTCCTGCTGTATTACCCATAATCAAGACTTTATGATCTCCACTAGGTATTTGATCACCCAAATGAATACCTGGAAAATGGTCTGATCTAACTTCATTTCCTTCTGCATCTTTAGAAAGAATAATAGTTTTCATAGCTCCTTGTCTATACATATTACGTAAGACAGAAAGATTACGAAGAGTATAATCTAATTCGTTAAGTCCTTTCCATGCAAAATAAGCTCTTATTTCCTGTTCATCAGGAAGACGTTGTAATACTTTCTGATACTGGTATTCTAATTCACCTGGATTTTTAAAAGTATATCCTAATTTACCTGTATCCCGATCAGTTATTTTACGACCACTATCTACGATACGTTTAAACTCATTCCACTTCTGTCTTTGCGCAGTAAAAGGAAATGCACCTTTAGTTAAATTCTGAAGATCTTGGCCTGCTGCAATAACTACTTTATTTAAAACATTAGGGCCGAATGTGGCTATACCTCTATTAATACTAGCCATTTGAGCCATAGTATCTTCCGGGGTACGTAAACCACCTATGAAACGATTAAGTAAACTAGTAGGAGTTTTAGCTCCATAAGAATTAGTTTCTATTGCTTTCTGTATCATCTGATAAGCAAATTTACTATTCTCATTCCAAGGAACAATTATTTTAATATAGTAGCCAGAACCTGAGTCAACAGCTGAAGCAGGAACAATAGGTCCTCTGTCTCCCACAGCTGCATATGTCATTGGAGTCTTAGTTTTTTGTGCAGGAGCAGTTACAGGCTCATCCAGACGAGCAACTATATCTTCAAATGTAGCAGGATTACCTTCAATAGTGAAGTCTTTTAAAGTATGTATTTTATTAGCGTAGTATTTAGCAGCCTCTGCGTCTTGAAAATATACACCTTTTTGATTGACTAAATGTAATTCAAGATGTGCAGTATTAGTTAAAGGTTCGTCAATTAATTTAACATCTGCTATTTTATTATCTAAACTAGGAAAATAAGTTTCAATATAGGTTTGAAAATGTTCTTTTAAAACTCCCTCTAACGTTCTCAAATAAGGAGTTCTTGAAATCCTCATCCTATTAGCTAATACATCTTGAGTAACAGTTCCAAGATTCTCGACATTCTCTTTTAATTGATTAGATAATTCTGCTCCGAAGTTTCCCGGGTTTTCTCCTATCTTCTCAACTTTTCCTTGTAGGAAAGAATTCATACCTCTAATTACTTGATCACGAGGATCATTACCCATACTGTCAGAAGCAATGTCGCCAGCAGCTCTACGTATTGCAGCTGTCTCTAAATCACCTGCTGCTGCTGGTGCAGCAATCTCTGCTGCTTCTTTACCAATAGATTTAGCCAATCCAGCTATAGTATTTTTCATAGCTAATTGAGGAAAAACTGCTCTGGCTGCACCTTTAATAGCAGTAGTACCAAAAGGAACAGTAGCAATATCCACAGGAAGCATAAAATTATTAATGAACTTATCGTTAGTCGATTGGCCTACTAATGCAGTTAAATATGCTGCCTCTAAATGAGGATTATCTTTCAACTGTTCGTGAATACGATCTAGTGTGCTGGCTTGGTCTTGTCTAGACATCCCATAGAATTTCTGAGATTGATCTTCAAGATTATTTCCTAAAGCTAATGATGTTCCTACTTGATCTACCAGATTACTTAATTGATAATTCTGGTAACCAGGAACCATCATTTTACCCACATCTTTAATAGTTTGCCACCAAGACTCATCATGAACATTCTGAGCTACATTTTGTAATCTATTATTAACTAATTCTCTAGTAGCTATTAAATTCTCACCTACTCGTTGATAAGCATTAAACTCTTCAGGATGCTCTGTTTGGGCAGTTTTAAGCCAAGTAGTATTATCCGGTTTACTTTGAGGCCAGTTAAGATAGCTCATATACTGTTTAGCAAAATGATCTTCAAAAACAGAAGAAGGACTATCTGGTTCTCCTGCTAACTTTCTATCAATAGTGTTTAAATCATCTGGAACTAAAGGTCTACCAATTCTAGATGCTACATAAGAAATAGCTTGATTTCTCTTCCTAACATTTTCATATCCTATTTGAGCTGCAACACTATCTCTTAATTGATCTTCTTTACCGTTTAACATACTTTGATAGTAATCAGGATACGTTTCCTTAACTTTACCTTGCAGTCCAAAATTAGCTCTCTTCGCTCTATCCTCTGCAACAGCAGGAGACGAAGCTATAGGAGTATCAACAGGTACAGCCGGAATAAATTCTTGATCTTGATCTGGATTATATGCGTCAATAGTAGCCATTAAAACGACATTAAACCTTTTCCAATACCAGTCATTGCAGAACTAATACCTTGAGCTTGAGAAGATTTAGACTCAATATCTGCTATACTTAACTTATTAATATCAATCTGAGAATTGATATCAAATAACTTCTCACCAATCTGTAAGTTCTGAGATATGCCTAATTCACTCGTAGCAGCTTCACCAGATACGGTAGCTCTACCACCAGCTAAACCTGAACTGAATTGTCCACCTTGATTAACTGAAGCAGCTAGAGCTGATGATTGTGCTTGTTGCGCAGTACGTACAGTCTGTAACATTCTACGTCTAGCATCAATTTCCATGGCTTGTCTACGTTGCTGATCTGCCTGCATCTCCAGCATAGCATTAGCTTTTTCAGCTTCAGCTTTCTGCTTTGCATATTTAGAACCTTCTACAGCTCCGTATACTGAACCTGCAACTTCCAGTGTCATTCCTGCAGCTGCGGTATATGGATTACTAGGCATTTATACCACCTGATTTATCTGATCTAATATGGACCAACCCATTAGATCGAAGGGTTTTCCTTGAACGGATGATATTTTTATTTGAACTGCCATACCTCTACCTCTAAGTCTTATCTTACGATATAGACTGTTAGGACCCATAGTCACTACTTGCCTGGTGGATTGTTTGCCTGATGCAGTACCTCCTGCATAATCCCAAATTGCTTGTATTGTACATTCACTACCTAAAGGATTTCTAGAGAACATATAGACATAAGGGATCTGTGTCTTACGTAAAGCTTGACCTTCTAGCAAATATCCAGTTAAAAAGAAACTTATATAATTATAACCTATATTGTTTTCAGATACAAAATCTAAGAAATTAGTAAAGTCATTCTCTTCAGAGAATGTATAATTAGAACCTACGGCTGTTATGTATTTAAGTACTGGACCTGGAGCCCCACTTCCTCCTGGGTTCTGTATATATTTAATATCAGTAATAATACTTAGACTGTTAGTAGGCAATGTAAATGGGTAGAATGCTTTAGTAACTGTATTATAATTTATAATAGTGTCATAAGTATAACGGTTACCTATTCCAGTTTCATTTGTACTTCTAAAACACCATTGAATTATATAATCTAATTGATGATAATCTCCTCTAGCATAAGGTTTACTTATTAGAGGAATGTTAGCATAATAAGTTAGAATGGTTCCTAAACATATATTGTGTACATCTAATTGAATATCAGGACTATGAGCTGAACCAGGTTGTGAAGATGGAATGACTTCGTATATACCTTCTTGATTCCAGAAGAACGGGTATCCTTGAACTTCAATGAATGAAGAACCAGAAATAGATTGAATACTAGATATTTTAGTTACTGTGAAATCACTTGCAATGAAACCAAGTCCAGAAGAACCACTTATGAACCATATACCATTAGCAGCAAAGACAAGTAAACCAAATCTTAAAGCGAAGAGTTTGTAGATAGCTCCACAACCAGGGATAGTTAATACCCCACCATCAGTAGGCAATATGGCAAATAAAGTTTGAGATGTAGAATCGTTAGTTTGATAACATCTCCCAAAATTAATAGGACTCTCTACTATCTGGGAGAAATAAATATTCTCAGTCCAAGTAACATTAGGAGCATCTCCAACAGCTGAATCAAAAGCATTAATACCTGAATACCAAACTCTCCCTTGATAGAAAGCTCCTGTGCTAGGTCTGGATACAGTTGATACAGATGTTAAATTAGGAATACTAGATATTAGAGATCTGTCTTGATTGAAGACACTTAATACGAAAGAACCTTTAGGAGCTGGAGACTGTAATGATTGAACATTAGCAAATGTTGTTAAAGGTGAAAAAACATTAGTAGGATCTTTATAGAGCCACCAGATATCTGAATTAGATGGATAGTTTCCAACTGCACTGAACCAAGTATTGATAAATCCTACATTAATCAGAGACAAGTTAACACTAGCTGCGGTATCAAAGAAATTACCACCAGACCAATATCCTGTTTGATTTAGAGTGTGGTTATTATTACTATTAATACCAATGGTTATAGAAGTGAAAGGAGTCACATAATTCGTAACAATACCTGTTAAAGTTACAGGTCCTGTTAAATTATTATTATTAGCTCCAGTCCTTGCACAAGGATTAAGAACTAATTGAACACTACTTCCATTCGTTACTGCTGTAGTATTAGATTGAGAAGATATAGTTAAAACCAGAGAAGTAGGACCTGTATTCTGATCATTCAAAGGAATCTGTCCATGATAACTAGAAGTACCTGTCCAACCTGATCCTTGAGTCCATCCTTGATTAATTAAATTATATTTGTGTTCATTATTTAATACATTAGGTCTAAAGTTATCTGCTACTCCAGGTTCAGGAATTCCTACAAAATCTCTCATCTGCAAAGTTATTACACTTGCAGTAACAAGGTTATTATTGAAGATACAATAGAAAGGATCACAATTAGGATGAAAAATAAATAAGTATCCATTTCCTATTGCATACTGACATTCTTGCTGAGACGGATCAGCTGTATTGCCTGTAGCTAAGAATGCAGAAAAATTGACTACAGAAGAGAGTAAAGTTGTAGAAAGAGGATTAGCTGAAGTTGCAGCACTAGATTTCCAGAAATATAGATTAGATCCAATCTGTTGTACTAATATTTGACTGGTACCATCTCCACCAGCATTTAACCATCTAAAAGAAGATCTAGCTATATTAGCAGCATTTATAGGAACGTCTATATTGTTATTCTCATAATCAATACCGCCTCTACGTTGTACATCTCCAATTAAAGTATAGACACAATTAGCAGTATCTGTAGCTGCATTCGGTGGAAAATTCAATCCAGTGAATTCAGTCTTAAGACCTTCTTTAAAATTGTTCTGTACTGTTTGACCTTGAGGCATTAGGCTTCTTTAACTTCTACATTTCTCTTTGAATAATAATCTTCAACAGCTTTACGTAATGTACTAAACTTAGTCCACTTCTGTCTTAAAGCCATAGGTATTTCACCTTTATCCATATAGCAATGCCAGAGATGTCCTTCTGTTTTAGCATGCATTTTATTATCACCTGTGAATAACTTCTTAGCAGGTAAACCAGCAGTATCCTTAGCTACTGTTCCTTCTATAGGAGATAGCAGTAAGACCCTATCTGAAGAAGGGGCCTCTAAGTTTTCCTGCCAATGTATTTTAGCGAATGGCGTTCCTACCATTGTTTTACCTTTCTATTATTTAACTGAAAACAATGGGCATGTTGCTTCGCAACATTTACCATGGAGATGCTCCTGATCTAGTCCAACGTGTTCCATATCTATAGTTAAGCCAAGGCCCTATTGCGAATCTACCATAGTTTGGTAGTTGATCAAAATAAGATGGTTTATTGTCTATCGACTTCATCTTCTGCGTAACCGCCCACTGACGTTTCAATTCTCTATCGGCAAGAGAGTGTGGCATTTGCTTTAATTCAAAGAATGCAAGAGCCTTGGACTCATTGAGTAATAGAGGAAATGATTGATCATTAAGTGCAGGAACAAAGTTATCTTGTAACTTAAACGGAGGAACTATCTGTCCTTTAACTAGAGTTTTAGATGCTTGTAAAGTATCATCCTGTGTTCGGTCGTAAGTATCAAACAACACAAAGAAATTACTAATCACAGTGCCATAACTAGGCTGTCTATCAGTCATATATCTGAAGATAAAGTGATTGCCTCCTTGAGTGAAGTTATAACTCTGAACATTAGGCTGAGTAATATCAAACTTATTCACCATATCCAGGAATTCATCATTGGCTAACAAAGTAACATAACGATAACCAGGTGGAGTATTAGGAGTTTGAACGCTAGTAATAGTCCAGAAAGCAAACGTACCTTGACCTGTGGTCTGAGTAACGTTAATATTTAACGTTGTACCTGAATAAGTTGTAACGGTTCCAAACATTGTATTTGCACCGTTGGTTGCTTGCGCAGTTTGTCCCACAGTAATCGGAAGCGTGGAAGAGCCCACCGTAAAGGTGCGACTGCCAAGTCCAACAATATTGCTAGTAGAAGAAGTGGTAGTCCAATTAATAGTAGAAGCGAGATCAAGATTGAGGTCATGACTATACGCTCCAAATTGAGACTTTTGGAAGGTTGAGTCCAATGGATTGGTATCGTAATACTGCATCCACGAGATCCTCGACACACCTGCCGGCAAGAACATCTGTGTTGGTAATAATGCATTGTCTGATGGATTTAATTGAAAGATCTGTTCATCTAATTGTAAATCACCTCTAGCTACAATATCATAATATTTATTCTGTACAATCTGTGCAACCTGCATACTTTCCACTGTATCTGAAATAGAGTTAACTTCATCAGAAGACATAGCAGATAGAATATTCTGCACAATGTTAAGTAGAGTTTGAGTGGCCATTCTTCATAAATTCTTTAGCTGTTCCAACGATTGTATTATGTAAGAAATAGAAACCAATAGTAACCATAATTACATTCCACAATTCTGGACTTAGAGTTGTACTTGCATCATACCAAGCTAAACCTTTATCCCAAATAAATACTTTAGCTAAAACAAATGCAGGACCTGCTGCAAGAATAGTACGCATAGTAAGATCTAAATTACTATGTGTGCTATCTGCAATTAAGACATCACGTTGAGATTCAAGAGTTTTAATCCTCTCTTCAATCTCAACCTTCTCTTGATCGGTAGTGGCATTAATATGAGCTATTCTCTCATTGGAGATAGCTGTAGTAATGCCGTTAACCGTACTCAATAAGCCAGGGATAAGGCTTAATAGTAGACTCCACATTAGGGTAATTTAGCTTGCAATGCAGCCACGTTAGCTTTCAACACATTGACATCAGCAGTCACCGTAGTAGGAAGACTCGACACAGCAGCAACAGCTGCTTTAAAGCCATGATGTCCAACATACCAACCAACAAGAGTCGCTAAGATGTGAGAGCCACCAAGGCCGAGCATAAGAAATTCAGTTCCAGTCATATTTAATTCCTTTTAAATAGTTTTGAGATTAAGTTTATAGACGAATCGACAATAATATTCCAGGATGTCGGTACTGGTTGTGATGTAGTAGAAGCAGAAGTAATAGGTTTTAAGAATAGAGTACGTTCTGCTTGTCTACGTCTAACTAGACCAGCTACAACATGAGCTACACCATGAATAGTCTGTTTATCATAAAGTAAAAGTCTATCTGCAGCAGTATCATAATCTTTCTCATTTAGAACAGTTAAGATAGAAGAGTGTCCTAATGCACCTGTATTGTATTGAAACGATATCAAAGCATCATATTGATTTTGGTTTAGCGGGGCCTTAACCAAAGACTCCACCTGACTTTCGACCTTATGTAGATCATTCGACAACGTTTCATCAGCTTGCGTCTGTGTAAATACATCCCCAATATTAATATGGGGAGGCCCAGCAGCATTAGTGTGCCCATAACCGATAGTAAGCGTTCCATGAACTGTGTCTCCTGAATGTACTATATGATCGTTATAATCATCATACGATTGAAGGATTAAACCTTCAAAAGATTCAATTAGATTCCGACCGTTTTGACTTGTTTTCATCATCTAAACCTTGAAGAACATAACATGCATCTATTTCCTTATTAGCTTCTTCTAATTCTTTTTGAAGCTTTTCAATCTGAACTTGAAGAGCAGCGACGGTGAATGCATATTCACCAAGCAAAGCTTTGACTTTCTGTTCCATTATGCAGCACTCGTAAAGTTAGTCCAAGTAGTAGAGCCAGTTGTATTAACATACAATCTAGTTGAAGTAGAAGAACCTGTAGTATTAAGATAAATAGATCCTTGAGCAGCAGTTATAGTAGGAGCACCTGCACCAAAGTAAATACCAAAATTTGAACCACTTCCATATAAATAAGCATTGGTTGAGTCTCCCCCAGCAACTGGAGCTGTAGTACTACCGACTTTAGATTTACCTGCAGTAATTAGATTACCACTAGCATCAATAGTAAGATTACCAGCACCTAATTGAAGAGTACCGCCAGTTGAAGAACAACTTAGGGTAGATGAACCACTGGTAAGACCTGCAAGACTTAAAGTACCTGCTGTAGCACCAATAACTCCGACTTGAACAGGCTGAGTAACAGTTAATAGATTTGATGTAGCACTAGTTTGTAATTGAATATTACCACTGGTTGTTCCCGATAATTGAACAATACCACTAGCTATACCTGCACCACCTGAAATAATTAGTCCTGTAGCTCCTACTGAGAATCCATTAGCTAGGAATGAACCTGTACTAAACGTAGTAGCAGTAAAATCAATACCACTTACAACTGTAGCACCACCTACTGTTTTAATAAGTGTACCTGCAGTTTTTACAGGGAATTGATTAGTAGTATCCCCAAATTGAATGCCATTTTTCCATCCAACAGAACCTGCTTGATTAGCTAGAAAAAGACCTGCATCACTCCTGGAACCTGAAACAGCATCATTATTTAATTGAACAATAGCCCAACCATATTTGTCTAATACTGTAGATCCTGCAACTAACGACGTATTAACTTCCCCTCCTGCAGCACCAGCCATATTAGTAGCAGCAGCATTTAGTATTGCTATTGGGTTTATACCAAATATAGTACCCTTTTCAGATCCAACACCACCTCCATCACTGGAGACAGCCTGAGAAACAAACGAAGCACCTACATAGTTTCTATTAGTATTAGTTGCTGAAGTTGCGCTAGTAAGTTGAGTTGTTACTGTTAAACCTTGTCTAGCTCCTTTTGTAGAAGAACCTCCAAAGCCTAAGTAAATATTAAAAGCATTAGCTACATTACCTACACCACTAGCATCTAAATTATCTGTGCCAATTGCAAAAGAATTAAAGTTGTTAGTTACGGTAAAACCAGCAGGATTTGTAATAGTTCCTACTACACCTGCATTAAAGTTTTGTACTGCAGACCAAGTATTAGCTCCATCTAAGAATGGGACTGCATGGCCAGATGTACCGGTTGTAGCATTAGTAACTGTTAGAGAACCAGGACTAACCACATCTATTAATCTAGCTGGAGAATTAGCTGTAGATGGAAAGGGTAGATTTATAATTTGATTGTTATTCATATCCAGAGTAGAGGTCATCTGATTAGGACTAACTCCACTTCTAGATAAAACATCAGTGAAAGCAGTAGAAATGGCTGTGAAATTATTATTCACAGTATTAGCTGCTGTAGTGTCATTAACAAATGTAGTGACAGGATTAGGTGTATAATTTTCAGCCATAAATTACTTTCTGATTAAAGATAAACGATGTAAGCCGGAGTCGTAACATTCGTAATACGAATATTCAGAGTCCTGGACGTGTTAGTAGGCATAGCCCCACTTCCATTAGCATCTAAAGCTCCACCTGATCCAGCTATGATTGTAAGTGTAGCCGATCCTGTATTAGCGACAAAACATTGCATAATGTCACCGACTGCAATACCACCACTATTAGCATTCATATAATTGACGATATTAGTAGCTGTATCTAATGTACCATTCGCAGCACCAGCATTAGCATGAATTATGATACCTCCGCCTAGCTGTGCAGCTGTATAAGTTTGACTGCCTGAAGCAAAACTAGTGGGAACACCAGTTCCAGCCATCCACAGAGTACCAAATGAACCAGTTCCACCTAATGAAGTAGCACCAGGAGTACCAGGAACGTAGGCACGTGTACGCTGATTTGAAACGACTTCGTCCTGGCCGCGATCGTCGTTAATGTATTGTGTATTAATTGCCATTTGTTTTCCATTTTTGTTTTAGTATTGGGGGCCGAAGCCCCCGTTACTAATTAGACATTGATATTACCGTAGAGGGTATATCGAACACGAACTTTGATAAGTCCGTTTGTGTATGTGCCACTAGCAATTGCGCTAAGCCACGCTGCTGTTGGCAGCGGAGTAAGAGCATTTGTCACCAAAGGCATGTTAATTCCAACCCAGTCACCACCACCAGCAACAAGTGTGCCGGGAGCGCTGCCCCAGTTGAAACCAGATGTACCTGGTCTAGTGTACGTGACTCGGGCTCCCACAGGAGTCTGCTGCGCAATAAGCTGTGCATTCAGAATATGTGTGTTAGGACCGTTGGGAGTAACCGCAACAAACGAGGAACTCGGGCTACCTGGAGAGGTAGTCACGAGACCGATTGAAAGGCTAGTTCCACCCGTAGCCGCAATCAACACTTCAGTGGTGACTTCTTCGATGAACATCTGCGTAGCAGTGAACGTAATCGTAGTGCCACCCGTATTAACTGCAGTTTGCTGCAACGGGATCAACGTAGTTAAAGATTGGATACCAGCTGCGATTGGCGAGCCAGTACCAGAAAATGAAGTAGGTGCCGCCGGGATCGCAATGCTACCAGTGCCAAACTGAGTCGGAACTAATGCAACATACGTCTCGATTTCGCGAGTATCTCCATAAATGAGAAAATCACCACCAACTTCGGGGATTGCCTTCTGAGTACCATACTGTAAAGGAAGCCCGTCTTGATTGTACCAAAAGCCTTGTACCATGATATTAGTCCTCCATTAGCTCGGAACAACAGTTATGTTCGTTAAGATGGTGACCAAATTTTCAGGTCGATAAAGCTTGAAACCCCATTCCGAAATGGTCAGATATTCCTCTTGCTGTAAATCCTTATTGAATTCAGAATAGACAGTAGGCATCTGACGGAACGCTCCAACCCATGGCAACGTATCGCCAGGAGTAGCCGAGAAGAAGTAGTTAGCAACACCAATGTTGCCGGCACCTGAAGCGGTACCAACACTGCCAGCGACGCCGCCGGTAGTGATCGTCTCGGTTGTAATCTGAGGCAGATAATTCGACTCGTAAACGTCGAAGCCAAAGATATTGAAGCGGAACTTGAAACCAGAAACGAGGCCTTCCAACGGAAGCTCCTGCCAACGAACGGCGGGAGTTAACAGGTTGACAACGTTAGCCTGAGTCTCAAGAGAATAGGCAACGGACGGATCGACAATGGCACAAAGATTGTTCAGTGGAACGTTAGCCTTGGTTAAGGCATATCGTGCACGAGCAAAGTCTGGGAAAGTAATACCAGAACCAGGACCAGTCGCAACGAAGCGGTGATCTGCTGTATTGATGATATTTGCATTACTTGCCGTCTGTCCGGAGTTAGCTTTAGCGAGAATATTAGTCTCGACAGCCTCCATAAGAGCACGATGTTGACGAGGCACAAAGGCCGCGATCACATCTGCGCTATAGTAGCTATCTCGCTTGAACTTCTCCGAGATTGCATTTGCAGAGTACTTATAGTTATCAAACTGGAACTGAAAGTTACCAGTGTCCATACTATTATACTTGATTGCCTGACCTTCTGTGAAGTCGGCAGTCTCTGCCTCGCCAATCGAGGGGATGTTAAGCGTAAACCCATCTGGGAAATCGCTAATCATACGGACGAACTTCATGGCAACCAGGTCATCTAATAAGAGCTGTTTGATCTGATTAGACCAAATCTGAGTTCTAATTAGATTAGGGGTATTGGCTACATTAAAGCCAGCCATTTAATTCTCCTAAAATAATTTATCGTGTACCACCAGCATATACATCAAAACCAGCATCATTAAACGATTCGCCTAATTCCATGCGGTCTTGTAACATCTGGACCTGTGTTTTACTATCCAGATAGGCATTCTTATTTGTCTTACGTAAATTCTCATACCAAGCCCAGGTACGCTTTTCAGGGGGTAATGGCATAGGATTCTGAGGATTCTGCGTTTGGTTGCGTGGAGGTGCCTGAAACTGCTGCTGAGGTGCTCGGGGTTGGTCTATCCCTAACATCTTCAGGAAAGTAATTGGTTTCCTGCGTGCCAAATCGTCTGCTTCCTCTCTAGTCAAATCTAATTGTTCTATCTGTTGTTTGTACGTATCGGAGTAATTAGCACCAAAACGTTCAACGAGTTTGTTTCTAACAGTATCTAAATTCTGATTGTACGTTTGAGTCAATCGTTCGGTCTTGAACTTGCTCTCAATCAAAGATTCGATCTGTTTGTAGTCTATAGGCTTGTCTCCTTGAACGATGGGTATTTGTTCTTTAGGAGGCTGTTGGCGATTTCCTTGTATTTGGTCTAACAAGTCTTCTAACTTTGCCTTTGCTATATTTTCATCCCTAGCTCTGGAATAGTCTTCACGAAGTTTAGCATTTTCTGCTTCTACCTGTTTAATATGTGCATCTTGGAAGATTTTAGCTCGCGCTACTGCCTCTGGAGAGTCATAGCGTTTACCTTCTCCCACGAGCTCATTAAGGTAGCTCCGAGTAAGATCCAGGTTCTGGGGGTCCTGTGATGATTGGTTTGTTGGGGTCATCAACGAGTCGGTCACTCTTTTCAATCACTTTCTGCTTGTCTAAATCAACAAGCGTTAATAAATTTGTTAATGCTTTCTTATATCCATTGGTATGTGCTTGACGATAAGCCCAATTAAGATTATCGTAAGCTTTAAAGCTTATTTCAGCTTTACCAGTAGCTTCTAAATCTTGTTCTATTAACTGTTTAAGTCTATTAAGAACATGTTTAGATCTGTTAACGGATATTGCAAAGCTCTTCTTATCTTCATCAGTCTTGAGATGATTAGTCCAAGCTGTATACATAAATTTACTTTACTCTTTTGGTTTAATTGAAATTTATGTTATGTTTGCTACGCAAACAATACACTTATTGTCCTTGTGCTATTTGAGGCATCTGGGTAGCTTGTTGTCTAGGCACACCAGATAAGTGGTAATCTTCTCCCATACCAGTAGCTGTACCAGCAGCCATATGCACTTGCTCTTGTAAAGCATTTTGTTTCTTTTGAGCATCTGCTTGTTCTGCTAAAGCAACATTAGGTCTGACTACATCATAATCATCAATATTGAAATATGAAGATAAAATCTGTGCTAACTTAATCCCGGAGAAATGTGGCTGTACTGTAGGCCATAATCCAGATGAAGTAAGCTGAGTGAGGTTTTGAACCAAATCTGCTTGTTCAGAGAAATGTCTAGCACCTACAGGTTTAATACGTCCGATACCTGTAATATCTTCCACAGTTAAGTCTTGGAAAGAAATATCGTTGTATGTATTATCAAATACTTTGATAGTAGTAACACCTTCCATATTACGTCGAGATAACTCTAACATGGCATTAAGTAATGGTTCTACCATCTGTTCTTCGAATTGTTTAATCTTATTTTGAAAGACACGGGCTGCAGCATTCTCTAAGCGCTGCACTTCATATTTAGTTTTCTCGCCGGGTGTTCTGAAGCCCATGGCTTCTTTAGGTGCACCAGCCATTTCTTCCATTAGCGCTTCTATACGCTCTATCTTCATATCTGCTTGTAATACATTAGTCTGAGGAGTAACTAATTCTACTTTACCTTCATCACCAGCAAAGATCTTAGCTCCTGGTTCCCAGACATAATCTTCAACAAATCCAGTAATTAATTGAACCGGATATGTAACTAAGTCCCATACGTCTGCCCCCATGTTCTCAATGTGGTCCATGCGATACTGCATACCAACGAGATTATCCAGAGGACCCATGCCCCATAAATTATCAGTTTTCTTTCTCCAAGGAACGTGATATATCGGGGGAGTACCGAAATAGCTAGGATTAGGCTTGTTACCAATAAGCTTGTGTCTATCCACAACGGTGATAACACGATTCTTTTGAAATTCGTCAGTATGGATGTCATGCCAATCTCCGTAGTAAGTGAAGAACTCTACCCAATTGGACATCAAGTAATTACGGAAAGATGTAAACCCTTCCATTGCATATAAGCGATCACGCTGTATCCAATCACCTTGCCAAGAACGTGCTGTGTAACGAATATCCTTAAGATAGTCATATAATTTCAAATATTCATCGGTATTCTCATCTTGAGACATACGAGATAGTAAAGACTTCAATTCTCCCATAGAGACAAGAGAACGTACTATTTTAGGAGACTCTTGAAAATTCTCAGCTGTAGGGTTCATGACCATATCAAGAGGTGAGATACGTCTAATTGCTGGTCCTATATAACCAGCTTGAACTTTATTATCTAATTCTACTCGTTGATCTTTCCATTCAACAGTAGCAAAGCAATTGCCAAAGTGGATGTAATCAAGGATAACTTTATCCATTTCGTGCTTAAAGGAAGGCTGAGATATAACCCACTGCATGTAATTAGCAATCGCGTCTCTCTTTTCGCGTGAGTTTGCATCCCGTTCATTAGCTTCCCAAATAAGCCACTTGCGTTGTGGGAACAAGGTAGCGGTGTAGTTAGAGTATAAGTTGTCACTGATATGACATAATTTCGGAACAGTTGTTTTATTTTTCCAAGGAAGCTGTGCATTAGTTGTTTTAGTCGTATCAGTAGCATAGACATATCTACGTATCTCTTCTTTCTCGACTTTCCATGGATTGCGTAACAGATCCCACTGAGTCCAATACTCAGTAATCTGTGTAGCCATCATATCAGGCTTAATTACATTTTGTAGTTCTAGTACTTTACCCGTCATCTTTTAACTTTAATATCTCTTCTACAGTTTCAGTCACTAAGTATCTATGTCCATTAACTTTAATAAATGATCCACCACCTATATGAGGACCGAATTCAGTCATCTTTTTACGATCTATAGTAAGCACTATTCCATTTTGAGCGGTTAAATTCATTCAGATTTCCTTGAAAAAGACGGACATCTAAATCTAGAATCTGTTGTTGTGCCGTATTCAAGAGAATCACTTTTCTCACATAAACCTACATAATCTGAAATCTTTTTCCAAGGACCTGTACATGTTTCACAACAATTTGGAGGCCATTTATTCCAAGAAGGTATTTTATTCACGCTACACCTCCCCAACGAGAGTTAAATTGCAGAGGTTTCTCTTGTTCTTTCCTGAATCGCATAATATTGACAGGCTGTAACACTAAATCTACTGCAGATGCTAGCGCATCTTTAACGTCGTCGTGTGGAGGATTAGCAAATATAAGTTCTTCTTCTAAGGTTTGACAATGCCCACCCATATAGTGCCACATCTGTCGATTCGCGTACTTGGGTTCTAAAGTGGCGAGTATCCGCTCTTCTTTTGACCCTTGCCATCTGGTAGGCCTATGTTCGTCTATAACTAAAGATAAACCCATAGGTCGTATATAATTCTCTTTTAAATCTTGAACAATAACTACTTGAGCTGCTGTCACTTCGGCTCTTACCTTCCTAAATCCCCATTTCTCATACATCTTGAGGATCTTGTTGAAATAATCAGATACACGTTTAGTTTTAAACCTATCTATGTCTAAAACATAGTAGTTCCCCTCGCCATCGGCACCAACAACGACAATTGAGCTCCAGTCACCCTTTTCGGAGAGCGAGTACGCGAAGTCGATACTGGACACGATATTGAGAGGTTTTCCTGAGAACCACCATCGTCCACCTTTGTGGAAGAGTTTTTCTCTGTCGTAATACTGGAACTGGTCTCTTTTGATTGGTGCGGAACTGATGTCGTGTGGATCGTTATAGTATTGGGCCCTGAATTGTACTGAAGTACCGTATGCCTGTTTCTTTTCCGCCAAGACTTTAGCATCAAATCCGAACCATTTCCCATCTGATCTCTGTTGTTTAGGCCATAAGAATTGACCAGTGCCATCACCCACAGATTCCACCGGATATTGTTTAACATTGAAAAATGATGCTGTTTTAGTAATGTTTCCCAAATCATCAAACTCTTGTTCCTCTTTTCCTATTAAGTCGGCATATAGATCATTCGGGTGATACCTAGTACCGACTACGACTTCCTTTGCTCCTACACCCATAACAGAAGACAGAGCAGCGTATTGTTCAGCTGCTTTCTCTCTAGCTTCTGCAATATAAGCGTTCTTAGATACAACAATATCGTCCATAATTGCTAGATCGCAATGCATACCAACGATATTGGTAGTCAATCCTGCTGTAAAAAGAGTAGGATCCCTAATAAATTCTTTCTTACGAAGTGGATGATCTACCGAGATTTCTCGTTCTGTCCACTTCTCTCTCTTAGCTTCTTCTTGATGAACCATCTCAGGCCAATACAGTCTATAGTTATCAGAAGTAAGAATATCCTTAATAAACTTATTCTGTTTAACAGCCAAACTAGATGTGCTGGATATATACAGAATTCTAATAGCTGGGTTACGTGTTATCTCCCAGGCAGCATACATTCCCGCTGCCCACGACTTTCCATGGTCACGTGGTAACAGCAGTAGTAAATGACTACCTGATTTTTCAGAAGACATCCACGAAGTTATCTCTCTATGGATATTGCCTAGAACACGATGAGGCTGTGTTAACTCTATGAACGCTTCAAATGAAGCTTCACATAATTGCCTACGATCATCTCTGGCTAGACTTATAAGACTAGCTGATTTCTTCCTTGGTCTGCCGCGAGGCATTAGTCTAAACCATGTCCTTGTTTACGCATATATTCCAAAACCTTATCAAATCTACGTTCAAAGAGATCGATACGATCTTTTAAATATATTACATCTTTTGTCAAAATAGCAGACTCAATAATCAATTTATTCAATATCTTGATATCTTCTTTGATATCTTTGATATCACTCTTTATTTCTTTAGCGTCGTAATTCTGTTTCCAATAGAAACCAGCAGCTGCAAACAATACTGTTAGTAAAGTTATTACCGCTCCTAAACTTATTTCCCATACGATCATTAGTCACTAACTATATGAAATAGTAAGATCACATGTAGCTGATGGATTTACAATTAGACTAGTTCCATAACCAATATCATAACAATATTCCGTAGGTATTGTTCCTGCAGCCATCACTGCTACAGTATTTGTACCATCAGATATTGTAATTGTATTTGTTGTTCCTGGATTATTAACAACCATAGTATGCAAAACTCCCACACCAGTTTTAAGCGTGGTTGCCCCACTTGCAGTTATATGCGCATATTTGAAAGGGGGTTCATTATACCCTGCCATTGTCATTATGATCTTCCTTTACCGACTGTTTTACCAGTGCCTTTCATTTTTGAATTCCAAATCTTGGCAGCTTTAACAGTGCCGTATTTACGTTTTAATTTAATGTACCCAGCAGGCATTACGAAGTAGCAGTGCCACGAGCAATCAGTTTTCCACTAACACTAGAAGATGCTTTGGCTTTCTTCCCTTTACCTTGATGTGGTACTGCATGAGCCTGGCCCCTAATAGCATGTAATTTAGCATGTGTATCGCTGGAATGCGAGTCGTTGAAGTCAGTTCTTGCATCTTGAGGATGTCCTGAGAAACGGAATGCATTACCTGGTGCTCCGCTCTTCATTACACCTGATGGTAAAAATCCTGCTACCATCATAAATCATCCTGATATGCACCTGAATTAGGTGTGTTAAGAGCTGGAAACATAGACAGAGTAGAATCTTCTAATCCTCTATTACCAGAAGGATGCACAACATTATTAGCTGGATGATCTTGTGGGGCCATAGCCTTACCCATCATAGAATCATAATTCTGTCTGACTGATTGTTTACGTTTCATCACATACCCAGATTATGGACGCCACCTTCCATGGTCGTCGATCCAAGACTGGCGTTCTCGCCCTTCTCAGACATAGGCGAACTAGACTGAGAGCCTTCATGTGCACGTCGAGGAGTGCCCATATGATTCTGGTAGGAGCTAACTCCTTTATTGTGCATTTGTGCGCTTGGTGTTTTCATATTTATTTAATCTTTCTTTCTTAGGTCTGCCTCCCAGTTTACCTAGGGCAGAAGCTTGTTTACTTATTATGCTTGCCGCTTTTACTTTGATTGCCATCGTATGCTTGCCGCTTTTAATGCTATACTAGAACGTTGTTGTGGAGTTAAGGAAGCAGCTCTAGCATGTCCTCCCTTAGTGCTCATCTCTGTTAAAATTAAAGGTTGAGCTTTTCTAACATATTCTGTTAGTTTTTGAGTCCATTCTTCTCTAGTCCATGTCTTACCACCTAAATCCTGTTGTACAGGAGGTGGAGGTACTGGTAAATTGAGAACTAAAGCCTGATACCAATATTGATCTATTGGTGATGTTGTACCTGATAAAGGCCAATCAGATTGATTGAAAGGTTTAATACCAACGGGTAAATAAATTACTAAATTCTGATTATAATCTTGGTACCAATAGATAGGATAAGGATTGGGATAATCTGACTGAACAAATGGAAATATACTCGATTGTATGAATTCAGATAGATTACCAATCCATGTCGGATCTATTGGCTGACTAACCACTGGAAGTGGAAAGTCTACATTCTGGAAAAATGGTGTTGGTCTGGGTAGAAGTTGTAAATTATTCTGCCAGAATTGATCTATAGGTGCGTATGTGCGCGATAAAGGCCAGTCAAACTGATTAAATGGTGCCTGAAAGGCAGGTTTTAAAGTACTTTGTAATAGACTCTGAAACCAATCTTGATACCAAATTACTCTCTGTGGATTGGGATAATCAGATTGTACAAATGGAAAAGTCTCAGATTGATAAAATAGATTTAGACTTTGAGACCAAAATTGATCAATAGGATTATAAGTTTTCGATACTGGCCAATCTAACTGACTGAATGGATTAGTTAGATTGAAGCTTTCAGTCCAGCTTTGATACCAGATAATTCTCTGAGGATTAGGCCAATCATCCTGATTAAAAGGATTCTGAGTAATTGTTCTTAAAGATAACCCGGATACTTCTAAACTTCTATACCAATAGACAGGATAAGGATTAGGTTGATCTACAGGTATGAATGGAGTAGGACGTGGTAATCTAGTAGATTTTTCCCAGCTTTGATACCAAGTAACTGGATTAGGATTAGGAGCTGTAACCTGCGTACGTAGAGTTTGAGTTAAAATTCTAGGTTGTGGTACTATAGAATTTCCAGGTTCTAACCAACTATAATCTGGTAATCTTTGGTAGTCTATAGGATTAGGGAAATCTCTTTGAACACGTAAAGTCTGAGTTAATATTGTAGGAACAGGAATAGTAGTTAAAGCTTGTTCTGTCCACTTTTGCCATTCAGAATAAGCGAACCTACTTGGAGGAAGATCTGTAAACTGTTTACCAGCAGTACCTGAAGCTGTAGAAGCTACTAGATCTAGAGCTACTATGGCCCATTGAGCAGAGCTTACAGTGTAAGTCCATGTATGAGTTTGAGTAGACGCTCCACCTGTTTCAAATTGAGCTGTACTGCTAGGTGAATTACCATTATTTAGATATAATTGAGTCTTATTAGGACCTGCAATTACATCGACTGAATCACTTAGAGCAGATACTGTAGCATCAGCAGATGCGTTCTTAGTGATTGCTCCACTAGATGGGTTGTTTGTCGTACCTTGAGCAGTAACTAAATGTGCGAAACTCGTTGCGCCACCAGTCTGGTTAACACCTGTCCAGGAGACAGCCCAAGTCTGGATTTGTGTGTTTACGCTCCAACTTGCATTGGAAGCTACTACGATTGTTTGGGCACCTGTAGAATTAGCTACCTTACCCCATATTTCAGTTCTAACCCAACTAGAACTAGCTGTAGCTGAGCTTATAGCTCCTATGAGCGTATAACCAGTTACAGAGGCTAAGGCTGCACCAGTAGCAGGAGAGGCTGTTGTATCGCATATGTGTGCAAAGAATAAGATTGCACCGTTGGTATTTGAAACAACCGTTAAACCAGTATAATTCGGTGAAAGTGTATGTGCACCTGCCGTATTATCCGTTTGATTAGTTATTGTACCTGTAGCATCACGAGCAACGGCCATCTAACCTATTAACCGTTAGGCACCCTTATATAGCTATTAAATTGAGCTGCAATTGCATTAGAAATATGAGCATCTGTTACTAGAGCCGCTCCAGTTAAAGCTAGAGCAGAAGTTGTAATGGGGACTGTCCCACCAACTGTAGCATCAGATAAGACAGCAGTATCAGCTGCAACTGAATGGGCGAATTGAACCTGGTAGGGGTTAATTCCTTGAGCATTTAAAGTGGCATTAAACACTTGTAATGCAAACGTAGCACGTTCACGATGAAACGCTACTGCCCAACCTTCTGTGCCTACTACTTGACAATAGGTAAACAGACCTGCTCCAACCCTACCTTGGAAAGCAGGGTCTTGAGCGAGTTGATATG